GAAAGAATAAAACAAGGTTATTGGATGGGCGGTGGCAATTTGCCTTATTGCTATTCCTACAGTAAGGAACAAGGCATATTAATACCTATCCCAGAACGTGCGGAACAGGCAAAAAAAGCACTTGAATTATTCATATCCGGTTATTCAGATGTCAAAATTAAGGAAATTTGCGGTTTTAAGTCCGAACTTGTCACAAGGAATATCTTAACCGGTATCGTTAATATAGGAATGATACCCTATAAGGGCAAGATATACCAAGGCAGGCACGAACCTATTTTTGACAAAGGCAGATTTAATCTTGCACAAGAGTTAAGGAAAACTAGAGCAAAATCTAGGGCAACCTGCCAAACTGAACCTAATCTGCTTACCGGATTATGTTATTGCGGTGTTTGTGGATGTGCTATGCGTTATCAAAAATGGACAAATGGCGAACATAAGATATATTGTATGTCCCGAAACAAGTCTATGAGCTACTTGCCTAACTACAATGCTAATTGTAATAATTCGCTTGAATGGGCTGACGAGATAGAAAAACAGGTAGAAGAAGAAATTGTTAAAATATCATTGAATTTGTCATCATATAAACCAAAGGAAAAGGCGACAAAACTTGAAATTATGCAATCACAGCTTGATAAAGAACAGACAAAATTAAAAAGATTATACAGTCTGTATGCTGACGGAAATGATACAGTTTTGGAAATGATTAAAGAATCAGAATCAACGGTTAAAACAATGAAAGCTAATGTTTTGTCAGAAAGCAAAAATGCAGCCGATACACAGAAAAAAGAATTTGTTTACGAGAATATAAAAAAACTTGCCGACGTTTGGAATAACATCGACAAGAAAAAGAAAAATATGATACTTAAGACTATAATAGACAAAATTGTTATAGTCAATGGAAATATCGAAATCCAATTAAAAAATTTTTAGCACAAACTTAATGCTGTGCCCATGGCATATAGGAAGTGCTAATGCCGTATTTATCACGTTTTTACAACTGCATAATTTTAAAAATGTCGCTTATGTGTCATATATGTGTCTATTATATGTCGCTATAAGCGTCTTTTTTTATGCCAAAATTAAGATAGAAAGAGAGGTAGTGCGAATGTTTTCTGATGAAGTCAGAGAGAAAATCTTAAGTAAAGAGGAATTACAAAAACTTGACTTAGTGACATTATCTCTTGTTATCCACGCAATCGAAGATGTTTTAGAGGAGGCAGACAATGAACAATCCTTATCAGGCGCCTATGATGAATAATTCTTATATGCAATCTCAAAATCCATACATGGATAGAATGAATTTTTTACAAAATTATCAGCAGAGCTTACAACAACAGCCTATGTCACAACAGATAGCAGGTATTAACGGAAGAATAGTACAGGCAGTTGAAAACATTAATGCTAATGAAGTCCCTATGGACGGCTCAATGGCATTTTTCCCTAAACAGGATATGTCAGAGATTTATGTCAAAGGTTGGAACGCCAACGGGACCATTAATACGATTGTGTATAAGCCTTATACAGCTCCAAAAGATAATCAGACAGTAAATTCTATGGCTAATACAGAAAATGCTAAATTTACCCTATCAGACGAAAGCACACAGCTATTCCTGAATAAGTTTGAAGAGTTATCGGAGAAAATAGGACAGTTGGAAGATAGATTTGACAAATCTTTGGGACCACAGAGAAAAACTTCACGAACTCAAAGCAAAGGCGGTGATGAAGAATGAATCAGCAGTTAATTCAAGTTATAAATCAGCTTAAGTCAATTCGGAATCCGCAGCAAATGGCTATGAATTGCTTGCAACAGTCGGCACAACGTGGAAATCCTATGGCAAAAAACTTGCTTAATCAGATAAATAGCGGAAATACACAAGGTGCAGAGCAAATTTTAAGTAATTTTATGAATACGCAAGGGATAAACCTTAATGATATTAAGGGAATGATGAATTAGGACATTTTGGGTTGTGCGCACATAATGACCGGTTATCCCATTTGTTAATAAAATAAATGGAGGTAAACAAGATGTTTAATTCAAACGGAGTTAGTCTCGCAGATATTGCCGCAGTAACAGGCAATAATCGCAATAACGATGGTATGTGGGGCGATGGTGCATGGTGGATTGTAATTCTCTTAATCTTTGGCTGGGGAAATAACGGCTGGGGCGGTTTCGGTGGAAACGGCAACGGTACAGGTTATACAGACGCGGCTATTCAGAGAGGGTTTGACAATCAGGCGGTTATCAGCAAGTTAGATGGTATTTCTAACGGACTTTGTGACGGCTTCTATGCTATGAACAATAGTATGCTCACAGGTTTCAATGGTATTAACACAAATATCATGCAGACCGGATATGGCATCCAGCAGGCTATCAATGCTGATACAGTCGCTAATATGCAGAATACCAATGCTTTACAGGCACAGCTTGCTAACTGCTGCTGCGAAACAAGGGAAGCCATTCAGGGTGTAAACTACAACATGGCAACTAACACCTGTGCTTTGCAGAACACAATGAACAATAATACAAGAGATATTATTGACAGCCAGCAGTCAGGAACGAGAGCAATCCTTGACTTCTTAACGAATGACAAGATTGCAACATTACAGGCAGAGAATAACGATTTGAGAAGAGCTGCTTCACAGGATAGACAGAATGCACTTCTGACTTCCGCTATGAGCGCACAGACAAATCAGATTATTGACGCAGTAAGACCTACACCGGTCCCATCATTCCCGGCAAGCAATCTTTACGGATATGCTTATGGTTGTGGTTGTAACGCAGGTTGTGGCTGCTAAACCGTATGAAATTACATACGGTTACAACTGAATAATTGAGTATCTTAATTGAGTTTAACTCAATCTAAACCGATTAAAACCCGATTTTTAGTCTAAGTTTAGTCTAAACTTAGTCCAAGTTTAGTCAAGAGTTAGTCGAGATTATGTCTGCTAAGCAGTATTACTTATAATCAAAGGGCAGACTATAATGTTTGCCCTTATTTTATGAAAGAGAGGTAGAAACAATGGAAATAACAGGAATTGCATTACAAACAGTTGCTGCCGGAGAAGATGTGGCATTTACAGAAACACCGGTATGCGGAACTAAATGTATAGTCCACAGACAGGGAAGCGGAATTATCAAGTTAAGAGGTATTACAAATCAGTGCAAAGCTAGATTTTTAGTATCGTATTCTGGCAATATTCAGATACCAACAGGCGGTACAGTTGAAGAGATTTCACTTGCAATAGCGGTTGACGGAGAACCATTACAGTCAACAAGAATGATTGTAACACCAGCAGCAGTTGAGAATTTGTTTAATGTATCGGCACAGGCATATGTGGATGTGCCTTGTGGATGCTGTAGCACCGTAGCAGTGCAGAATACGTCCGCACAGGCTATTGAGGTTCAGAACAGTAATTTGATTGCAGTAAGGGAGGCTTGATATTATGCATAAATGGGCTAAACAGATTATGGAATGTGTCAAGGCTAAGGTTGAAGCAATCGGATTAGATAGCTTTGAGGGGCAGAACCTTGACGACCTAAAAGATTTTACAGAAATAGCAAAGAACATAGCTTGTTTTGACAAGGATTACAGAATTGTTGAAGCTATGGAAAAGTCAGAAGATAATGAGGATATTATGCGTATGCTTGAACAGTACGAAGATTATCCGGACAGAAGATATTATGACCATTGCCGCTATGCAAATGGCAGATTCGCACCAAAAGGTAAAGGAACATACCACAGAGGATATGAAGAGCCGCCTTATATGCACATGTACCCAGAAGCAGAGCATATAAGGGATATGGATAGGGATTATGGCAAGATGTATTATACAGAGCCAATGTCTGAAAGTAGTTATGACAGAGCAAAGAGAAACTACACAGAAACTAAAGAAATGCACAAGAATAACACGCCAGAAGATAAGGAACACAAGATGAAAGCTCTTGACGGATATATTAAGGAACTTGGCGGCGATATTACACAGCTTATTGGCGATATGACCGCTGAGGAACGCAATCTTATGCGTACAAAACTTAGCACACTTGTTTCCAAGTTGTAAATTTAAGGGCTATGGGTAGCAATATTCATAGCCTTATCTCATTCAGAAAGGAACATACAGATGATTTTTGCAATTAATGGTACAATGTGGCAAGTGCAATATAAAAATCCGTTATCGGGCGAATTAAAGCGGTCAGACAATGTTTCTGTACTAGGTGTAACTGATAGAAATACACACACAATTTATCTATCAAATGCCTTGCGTGGATTTATGCAACGCAAGGTGCTTATACACGAAGTATGCCACGCAATCTGTATGTCCTATGATGTGTATTTGCCAATAGAACAGGAAGAGATATTGTGTGATTTTGTAGCAACTTACGGAGATGAAGTGTTTGATATTGTCGATATGGTACTTGGGGCAGTTAGGAGAGTGGGATAATGAGTGTAGATGAGCTGTTAGAAATAATTCAAAGAACCAATCCGGATATGACAAAAGAGAGAATGTTGACCGAATTGAAAGAAAACAAATACTCTAGTGTTGCACTTATTATGTCACTAGAAAGCAAAAAGTAGGCTCAATGCCTACTTTTTAATTTTTGCTAATAGTTCATTGTGTGTTTCCATTAGCCATAGAAGTAATTTTTTGCTTCTGTCCTTAGATTCTTCTTCCTTGTAAAGAAAATGAGGGACAGGAAGTTCATAATCGCTGCACAATTTCATTGAAAGTTGTAGAACTTCTTCCCAATCTCCACGATTTTGAGCATTTAAAATCTGGTCAAAAATTCCGTGCCATGCTGTAACCATAGTTTTTCTCCTTTTTGCGTTTTTCTCGCACTAAAAGTGCTAAATAAATATTTAAGTTAAAAAATCAGTTCACATTCCAATATGGACTATTCGAGGGAAATTAAATTTAAAAATTAGTTTACATTCCAGTATGGATTATTCGAGAAAAAAATAATTTAATTATTACTTTACATTCCAATGTGGAGATATTCCAGAAATTAATGTGATTATATAACATCATTAACAATATGTCAAGGCTCTATACTATGTCATATTTTTTAGGGGCTATTTTCCCTTTATTGGTACCTTTTTCAAAAGGTTTGATATAAACCACTTTGCCTGACTTATAGTGCCTATAATGTCCTCTTACAGACCAACATTCCGCTACACGGACGATTTTCCTGCTTCCGATTTTTAAAGCTACTGTTGAACTGTCTGTCTTGATTGAAACACCATTTAAGCGGATAATATGTTCCTTGTTTGAATAAAAGTTGTGTTCCGAATTGTGAGGGTTGTTCTTCTTCCTATGCACTTCCTTTTGTTCAGGATGTAGCATAAGGTAGTTGAGCCACAAGGTCACGCCTAATGCGGACATAAACAATGATGATAATTTTTTCTTGGTATCATCATCTTCCTTTTTTCTGCCTATAATCTGGCTTTTAGGGTCAATGTAGTCCTCTATTTTTAAAGCGTTACCTATTGCCATTTCGCAAGGGAAAATGTACTTAGCAGAGCAGAGCCATACGGCGGAATTATCTGTTACCGCAAGGGTATCTGCTTTAACAGTAATGGTATTATCTTCAATGTCTGAATTAAATATCACCATTCCCGATTCCGTACCATTTTTAAGAGTGAACACACCCTCTTTCAAAATCGGCATAGCGGGTACTTTTCCGGGAATATTTTTCATAAATGTTTCTATCTGCTGATACCTATTAATGTTGATTTCAATTTTATCCATATCGGTGGACTTTTTATATAATTCCGCCCCTTTTCTGTTGGATAAATCAAAAATTTTCTGATTTAAGTTATTTTTCATTTCTAACACCCTTTCAAAATTTTAATGTAAACTTTTTTGTACCCCCCCTAGGGTACCTTAACTAAATTACAAAATATTTTTAAAAAAATCCCGAAAATTTGAACCGGATTTCAAAGCAATTCATTCTCTTTTTCGTACATCATAAGCAGAGTGGCAGCAGTCATTTTTACAACACGTTCTCCGGGTTCGAGCTTGAACTCCGTTGCCGGGTCGTTCTCAATAAAATTATAATCTTTGTAGATGGTTACGCCCTCTACATCCTGCACCACCACATCTAATATGAGGTGGCTCCCAAATTCCGCTATATCCTGCTTAAGCTCGTCAATCAGGCTTTGACAGTCATAAGAAATTTTTATACCGGCTTTATTCATAAATGCCACAAATTTTACCCCCTTTTCTGATGTAATTTGCTATTAAGGCATAAGCGGACGCAATATTAAAATCGTAAATGCCGATAACCGCTACAGCTCTATCAAATAGGGCAGCGGTATATTCCGGAACATTGCGGCGGATGTCCTCCCTTAAGTCTGCAAGGGAGTAACACTTGCCGAGAGTTTCCCAGATATAGGCACATTCGCCCTCTAACCCCATTATTTTGTTATATTCGTCCAAAAAATCCCGGATAGAGTAACCTTTTACACCGGGAAAATGCCTTTTTGAGCATGAGACCGCCTCAAACTCAAATTCTTCCTTTTTGGCAGCAATTACCGCCTGCTTTAAGTCTGTAAATTTAATCATGTTTTTTTCTCCTTAAAATATAATGCAAAAATTTTTATACCCCCTACGTTTTGCAGAGGCGCATATCGGAAACTATTTTTAAAAATTCCTTGAAATTTGGTCTGAATTTAACCTTGAAAATCTGCCAGTTAAATTCACGCAAAAAAGGCGGATGCATCCGCCTTTTAAAAATCTCCGTTTGCCTTGCACTCGTCAATGTAATCATCAACGGTCAATTTTACCGCCGCTTCAATGTCGGCTTTGCTTTCGCTTTCGCTGTATCGCTCGTTTGCGATGTATGAAAGCGTATCATTTAGTGCAGCTCTCAAGGTCTGCTCGTCGTAGAATGGGAGCTTTTTCTCTCTTTCTTCAACGTCAATTGCAATTTCCCACAATTCAACGCTCATTTTTTCGATGTTATTCTTGTAATTTGGTTCTTTCATAGTTAAACCCTCCTAAAATATAATGTAAAATAAATTGATACCCCCTAGGTATATGATTTCCTCAGGTGGTAAAGTTAATTTTAAAATGTGGCAAAATTTCAAGGCAAAATTGCCCCGATTTTACCGCAAAAACAGGCTAAAAACTTTAGTGTCCTAAAGCCTGCAAGCGTTCAAAATCCCATCTCTATTATACACCGGGCAGCCTTGCCCGGTCAAGGTTTGGAACGCAAAAACCGCCGCCGGTATCGGTCCGGCTGGCATCCTCTGCGGCGGCTAATTCAAACAGCTTTCAATATCTTTCGCAAGGTGCGGAAAGGCTTTTTCTATGTCTTGTACGCTGTCGGCATAATAATCACCAACAATTTCCCCGAAAATGCGAAGATTTCCGGAATAAAACCCGCCTAAATCATTAAAATATATGTCTAATCCTGTCACCTGTTCCGGTCTGTCTCCGTACCACATATCAATATTTGTTTTTCCCATTTCCACTTCCTCCATATTTTAAAATTCCGGTAAAAGCAAGCCGGGGAATCGAACCCCGGAAGCGCCAACCTTGCTCCGCTTCCCTCATATTATTTATTTCTTTCTGCCCATTCCTCCGCTTTTTCTTTCGCTTCTGTTAAAGTGTTAGCGGAACAAATACGAATCCAGCCGCGGAAATTCTCGTTAAAATGCATCAAATCGTATTTCTTGTTGTATTCGTTTGTCTCGCTGCTTCCTGCAAATCTTTTAATTGTGCGGAACTGTACGCCGTTAATTTTAAAATTTCTCATATTTTTTTACCTTAGCCCCTTGCCAGGGTTCCCTTTCTTTTTTTGTAGCTTAATTATAACGCACTTATTACATAATTGCAATATGGCAATATAAACAAAATAACGCACTTATAAATAATATAGTTTTGTGCAATATGTATAACGCACTTATTAACTTGACAATATAACGCACTTGATGTAATATGTATTTATTAATATAAAAAAGGAGATATAAAAAATGGCAGAACTCAAAACAAGCAAGAAGCAGCGCGAAGCAGTGCGAAGATATGAAAATAATAATTATAGATTAAATCTTACTTTTCCACGCGGAACTAAAGAGCGCATCGAAGCACTCCGGCTTAATAAATCTAACTCCGCGTTTATTAGAGATACAGTTATATCAAAACTTGATGAGCTTGAAAAAATATTAAAATAAGTGCGTAAAAAGTATTGACAATATAACGCACTTATGCTATACTTAAGCTACAAATTAAGAAAGGACCAGCCGCAAAGGTTGGAGAGGTAAAATATTATGAGAACGTTTTTAATTTGCGGAACATTGCGACGTTGAAGTAATTCCGGGTCTTTTCTTTTTGCCCTGAATCGCCTTAAAAATGATTTTTCATTAATAGTATTATTCAAAATATTTTTTAATTGAAAAATTAGAGAAAGAAAAAAAGAAAAAAGACAGAAAGAAAAGAAAGAAGCAAAGAAAAGAAAGAAAGAAAAAATAAAAAAAGAAAGAGAGAGCCTACAAAAAAATTTTTCCGGCTTGATTTTTCCAAAAAAATAAATTATCATTTGACTAAGATAAAACGAAAGATAAACACGTTACAGACAGATAGACAATATCGCAAAAGTCCTGAATGTGTTTTTTTTATTTTTGACAGAAAGGAATAGAACGAGTTGGAAAAGGTAGAAGACTTTGAAGACAGCGAAGAAGTTTTTGAGAATGACATAGATTTATATTTTAATGAATTTTGCAACAAAGAAAAAATTGACAACATGACAGAAGCTCCGCAATCCCTTTTTTATGCTGCTTTAATTTATGTATATAATAATATTTTTAAAGGCACTAACAAATTAAAATTAAAAGGTAAATTGCAGGGATATAATAATAATAATTATAACAATCAATATAGTAATATAAATAATAGTAATTGTAATAGTTATAATTATGAGTACTTAAATTATATAGCAGATTATTATATATATATGTGTTATAAGTACAATAAAATATGTACTATATCAGGTTATTGTAAATTAACAGGTATAAGAGAAGATGTTATATATAACTGGGGAAGTGAGAGCAGGACACCGCAACTAAGCGCATCGGCAAACAATTTATATCAAAAACTGTCTAAAGATTATGAATCAAGTGGGGAGGCTCGCCTCTGGTCCGGTAAAAATCCGGTCGGGCATTTGGCAGCTATGAACCATCGTTTTAATTGGAATCTGCTGGGAGTTAGTCGAGAAACTAATCAACGGCAAGCCCTGACAGCCGCAGACATACGCCGACAGCTCCAGAACTCCGCCGATAGTGCTTTATTATCTGACAATTTAAGCCAAAAAGACCCATAAAACCGCCATTAGTAACGCTTTGATGTCGCAAAATAAAGATTTTGCGACGTACTAACCGAATAAATCAAGCATATTGATATATTTTATTCTGTGGGTGCATTGCTACACCCACAACGGCAACACCTGGAGCATAGACCGGGGACGGGGTTTATAAAATAGCCAAATATACCGCCACTTAGTCCCTCAAATATCTCAAAAAATAAAAAGCCTATATACATACTTGCAATATACATAACTTTTATATATATCTACAGTTCTGATAGGATAATCTACATATTACCCCTTTATAAATTAAATAATTAAATGGCTCTATCGCCAAGTGGCAAGGCACAGCACTTTGACTGCTGCATTCGTTGGTCCGAATCCAACTAGGGCTGTTTAGCTGTTTGGCAGCTAATATAATCCATAAGACCCCTTAAAATATTTATTCACCCATGCAATTTAAAGATTGCCGGGAAGTTTCAAGGCTTCCAATGGGTTTAGTCCGTAATTGGGACATACGGACATTTCTTCTCCTTAATAAGTTAAAATCAATCTGGTTGGGGATATAGTTTAAATGGCAAAACTTTTAATGCAGGTTCGATTCCTGTTATCCCTACTAGCCTAGAAATAGGCAAGTTTTTTCATAACAGTACCCCTTTTATGTGAAAATCAACCCTACAGTTGTAGACCGTTACAGGCGGTATGGTTCTGGGGAAGCGGCAACGATTGGCGGTGTTGCGGCTGACTGTAAATCAGTTCCCAAGTGGTAAACAATAGAGGTTCGATTCCTCTCTTCCCCATTGGCGATGTTGCCAGTACACCCCTAGTGCGTTTATTACAGAAATGCAGGTACTAATTAATACTCCGGATAAACTTAGTACAGGGAACTGGATTGAGCCGCTTGCGGCTGACTAAAAAATCCTTGGGTGGGGATAACCAAGTAAAAAACCCACCACATACCGATATGGGATAAAGGTATTCCAATAGCTTGCTAAGCTATCCAACAGAAATGTTGTTCGTGTTCGATTCACGATGTCGGCGTTTAGGGTTCACGATTGTTAAACCTTGCTTCACAACCTCATAGGTCAAAATCGTTGTAAAAATGTGATGTTTCATGCGTAATCTATACGCGTGAGTTGATGTGTGGCGGAACGGGTAAACGCTAACTGATGGTTAAGAAAACGGTGTGCATCAAGAATTGCTATTAACAAGTCTGGTAATAGCTGTAAGCAATTACACCAATAAATCCGTTAGAAAATAAAAATCCATTTATCCCTATTCGTAGGTGCAGACTAACTAGCGGAATTTCATGTGTGGTTCAAATTCACACCGCATCAATCATAGCGGATAGTTCAAACGGAGATACCTCTTGACGACACCAAGAGGTCACAGGTTCAATTTCTGTCTATCCGATTATCAAAAATAAGGAGATATGTCTATGGCGCAAGGAGTTAAAACACGGGATATTGATAAGTTCTCGGAGGGTGTAGCAAAATACTTAAACAGGGAATGTAGCCAAGTTAAAGCAGCAGAAATAGCCGGAATGAGTGTTCCAACTTTTATGAAATATGTGAATAAGTTTTTAACCGGCGAAGTATTACCGGACACATTATTTACGCCAAAGAAAGGGTAACTAGGTGGTGTGATATGAAAGAATTTATTTACTTATTTGTAACGATACTTGTAATCTTATTTGTGTATATTTTATGCTTTGCCATTACATACGATATGCACATTAAATGTGCCAAAGATAAGCCAAAACCACAAAAACGCAAGAAACATAGCAGAAAAGATGACACTATAACCTTAGAGCAATGCAAAGAGTTATATTATCCAGAATATAGGTTCATAGTAGTTCGCCGGAGTACTAATGCTCCACTATATGTCTTTGCTACATTTGAGGACGCAAAAAATGAGATTAAGCGTTTAATGATGACTTCTTGTGACAGCTATTATATCGTCAACTTGGACAAGCAATAAAGAGAGAGGTACGATATGTGTGAATTTTGCGAAAAAGATTTTATTAAAAGGGTAGACGGGTACGAAAAAGGAAAAAACTATACGAAAAGAACAAAAAGCATTGCTTATTCAAGAGATTATGAACTTAACGAAGTTAACGGAATGATATTAGTAATTGACGAAGACAGAGAAAACCGGCTGTATTTTGACAATTCGAGCTGGGAATATGCAAGAGGATATATAAAAATCAACTATTGTCCTATCTGCGGTAGAAAGTTGGTGCAACGATGGCTAAAGAGGTGTTGCTTGACCATTCAAGCGGAATTGTTAGATTATTTCTTGATGGCGAATTTTTAAAAGGAGTAATAAGCATTGATGGTATATCAAATATTTATAAAAAAGACACAGTAAAAGAAATTCAAATAACATTACTAGCAGATGAAGTTAAGGTAAAACTTCCAAATGGAGAAATAAAGGATATATCAGAAATGTAGAAAGTTGGCGGAAGAATGAACGATTTTTTAAAATTTTTTGATGATAAAGCAAAAGACTTCCCGATGCATCTTAAAATTACTTATAGCAAAATATGCGATTGGAATATTTTGATTTATAAAAGCGGCTGTGCTGATTATTACCCTGAAGCTAAGCGCAATGGCGGAGATGTAATAATTGTCAATGAAAGTGATTGCGACATGGAGCTTTGCTTTGCTAAAGCACATGTAAAACTGAAAGAATGGCTTTTGGAATTTAATGGCGGATATTAAGGCGGTGGAAGAATGAGTAATATACATAAATTCAAAGTAGAACCAATAAGCCAGGCATGTGCTAAAGTTACAGTTGATGGCCAACAGTGCTTATGCAGTTCGTATAAAATAGAACATTATGCCGGAAGCCTTCCAAAGGTCGATATAAACCTTGTTGCTGAGGTGCAATATGAGCAAAATGCAGAAATTAGCATCGCAAACTTGGATAAAATAGCCTCACTGATGGATAAGAAAACATTCAAGGAATTTTGCAGAGTTTGGGAGGAAATTCACGATGAAGCATAGTAAAGAATGGCACACTTGCGACAGGTGTTGTGGTGCAGAAATTAAAAAAGGAATACTGTGTGGAAATTCAATTACAAGGAATGGTATCTTAAATGCCACATACGACTTGTGCTATAAATGTATGGAAGATTTTGAGGGGTTTATGAGGAATAAACATGACAGGCAAACATTGAGAGATTACTTTAAGAGGTGAGATTATTGAAATATCAAAACACAATGCTTTGTAGTGGATATAGCCACGAACTAAAACCTTGTAAACATATAATGAAATGTGATTTATGTATCGGTCCAAGTGTTGACACATATGGAAATGAAAGATATGTATGCGGTCCAGGGGTTGCAGACCTTAGGTGTAAAAGAGATAACCCACATTGGAAACCATTAACAAGGCAAGAATTTATTGAATTATATAAGCAGATGCCGAATAAAACTAATGTAAGCATTGGAGAATTACTTGAAAAAGCAATAATTGACGGAATTGTGGAGGATAACAGCAATGAAAATATCAGTACAAAAAATAGTACAAGAAGCGGCTGACAAAGTATTAAACGATGTCAAAATCAATAATATCCCTTTTCGTGAATGGATTGATAATGTAAGCAATGCTTATGCAAATAAAAATTGTAATCTAATCTTTTGCCGATACAACGCAGATGGCAAGTGTACCAATGATGAGAAGAGAAAAGAATGTATTGAGGTTTCTGAAAAAGTAATGTGCATTGATAAGAAAACATTCAGAAAGATTGATAATGTTAAATATATCGGCGATGATGATGACAAACCGATAGAAACATCTGAATTTCACGATATGACTATTGGTATTGATGTTTCAGTTGATGCAGTCAATGAGTATGCAAAATCAATCTTAGGAAGATACCCTAAAGACAATATGGAGTTTTCAAGAGCCTTAGCAATGAAAGTCTTAAAGGAAACAAAATCATTAGTGAATAGCGTGAGAAAGGAATGAGATTATGTTAATAGTTGCATTGCAAGATGATGTAGATAATCTGTATGCGATATGGAATACAACTATAGAACGATTTTTAGGAGTTAATTTGGATAGAGACTTTGCAATGGACGCAATAATACAATATAAGCATTGTTCTATAGCAGAAGCTAATTCAAGGCTAGATAATCCACAACCATTTTCTGATATTGCTAAGCATATAATAAACGGATGCGAAGAGGGAATTTATGTGAAATGTCCACATTGCGAGGAAATTAGAAAACTTACACCGGACGAGACAGAAAAATTATTAAAGACAGGCAAGCAAGTAATTTGTGATTGCTTATGTGGAAAAATATATACAGTTGAAATTGATAATGATGCGATATTTACGCATTAAAATATATTACCGGCTAACAAATGGAGTTAGTCGCTACCCTAAAACAGTTATAGGCAGAGGTCTATAAGCACCTTTGCTGAAAAGTGGAGGTGCTTTTCTTTATGTCTGAATTGGAAAGTTTAATTTCTGATTGCGAAAAATACATATTCCAAAAAGGAATAGATGAAAACATTATAGAAGCCTACTACAACGTGTGCCAGCTTGCCAAGAATGAGGGCGAAATTGACACGATGTTAAAAAGTACGGCTAGGACAAAAAAACTTATAAATGGCTATTGTGCAAAACAGTTTAACGGAAAAGATATATGGGAAGTTGAGAAAGTTGTACAGGAAAGTGATAGCGAATATCCACTACTTAATCAGTTTTATGATGTATTAAAGCTGGAGAGCTATTACAATTTTGAAAGTTTTATGTTTTATATGGAACGTAAAAGACATTGGAGCAAAAGATTTTATTTTCCACGCCGTAAAACGCTTAAAGTTGTAGTTAAGGACCTTGAGGACCTTGAAAACGGGATAATCAAATTCTATGGATTATCAATGCCGTCAAGAGTTGGAAAGTCCACAATTTGTATATTTTTCCTTGCATGGGTATCGTTACGCAGACCTAACAGTCATTCAGCTATGGGCGGTCACTCTGGAATATTGGCAAAAGGCTTTTATAAAGAGCTTATGAACTTATTTACTACGGAAGAGTATACATTTTCTGAATTATTTTATTTTTGGAATCCAGAATACGCAAATAAGCCACTTGTAACAGATAAAAGTGCTGATGAATTTACAATAACCCTTGGAAATCCAGATAGATTTGCAACCGTAACGTGCCGTGGTATTGATGGAACTTGGACCGGTGCAGTTGACGTATCAAAAGATGGATATTTGTATGTGGATGACCTGGTAAGAGATAGAGAACATTCATTATCACCTATGCGAATGGAAAATACCTATCAAGAGTATTTAAACAAAATGGTTGACCGAAAAAACGATGGTGCAAGAGAATTGATGGTAGGTACATTATGGAACGTCCTTGACCCATTGGAACGAATGAGAAAACAATACGAAAATGACCCACGATACAGGTTCAGAAGAATACCGGCACTTAATGAAAACGATGAGAGTAACTTTGATTATGAAATAAATGGCTTTTCAACAGCTTATTACAGAGATATGAGAGAAAAACTTGATAAAGCTGAATGGGAAGCTAAGTTTATGCAAAGACCTTTTGTCCGAGAGGGACTGTTGTTCCCGACTGATGAATTACGATATTTTAATGGAATACTTCCGGATGGAGATTTTAGAAGAATTGGAGTTACGGATATTGCGTGGGGTGGAGGAGACAGCTTGTCAATGCCTATTGGGGCAGAATACGATAATGGAGATGTATACATTTATGACTGGGTGTTTAATAAAGGACCGAAAGAAGTAACAATACCACTCGTCGTAGGTAGAATTATAGGTAATCAAATAAGGCAGACAAGATTCGAGGGCAATATTGGAGGAGATTTATATTGCCAGTATGTTGATGAAAAATTGCAAGAGCAAGATTATAAATGCTCCTGCACAAGCAGAAAGGCACCAAATAAAGTTGAAAAGTTATCAAAAATTATTGCATATTCTGGAGATATAAAAAGAAAATTTATATTTCTTGATAGCCATAAAATCACGCAAGAACAAATGAAAAAAGATGCAGACTTAGGAATTGTTAGATATAGAAGAAATGAAGAATATCAAGCGGCTATGGATGAATTAACAATGTTTGTTAGCATTGGTGGCAATGAACATGATGATGCTGCGGATGGACTTACACAACTTGAAATGTTTATAGAAAATCCAAATGATGTAGCAAGAGTTGAAGCGACAGAAAATCCATTTAGGAGGTATTGACATTATGGTAACAAAGGAAGTTTTATCGCAATATTCGGATTTACAGGAAGAAGTAAAAGAAGTAAGACTAAAGATAGAGCGGCTTGAAAGAGACATAAGTAAAATTGAAGCCGGGGAAACTGTTGTGGATTCTGTTTGCGGTGGGGATGGCGGCAAGCAACATTTCAAAATTGAGGGCATACCATTTCCAGAATATGGCAGGAAGAAAACACTCCTATATGCAAGAAAAGCCACGTTGAAGCTACTTGAAGATGACTTATTAGAAAAAACCAATGAAGTTGAAGAGTTTATAGCCAAACTTAATGACAGCAGAATGAGAAGAATAATTAACCTTAGATTTTTAGAAAATAAAAGTTGGGTTCAGATAGCACATATCATAGGTGGGAACACGGAAGACAGTATTAGAATGGCTTTCAACCGGTTTATTGAACAAAAATAATAAAAGCTGTTCGATTTGTTCGGAAACAATATTGTATTATTACGATGAAAGTACTACTCCATAGACAATCTTTAAAAAGTATCGTCACTTAATTGTGGCGGTGCTTTTTTATTATGCAAAGAGGTAACAGAATGGATTTTTATAGCAACAAAGACAAATCAATTATATGTCCTAATTGCCACAAGCTCTTAACTAAGGCAGATAGCAAAGATCCAAGGACGCATAAAATAACGTGTGGACATTGTGGAAAATGGATATGGTATGTACCAAACGATGAAGACAGTTTTCAAATTAAGGAAGTACCAAACAATAGGACAACTTCAAGCGGTAAAACGTTTTATTAGGAGCAAGATATGAACACAATGTATTTTCAAGACCTTGTTAGAGGCTGTTATGGTAGAAAAATTGCATATACGAATGTAGATACAATAACTGCTAACAATGTTGTTAAGGTTATTGGAAGTACTATAGGTGTATTTAATTGGAATAAACCGGTTATTAAGTATCTGTGGCATTACTACAAGGGTGACCAACCGATATTGTACAGGCATAAGCTAACCAATGAAGATATTACAAACAAGATTGTCGAGAACCACGCATACGAAATTGTTCAGTTTAAGGTAGGGCAGACATATGGCGAACCAATCCAGTTTATTAGCCGTAAAGATGATGAAGCTATCAATAAGGCAGTTGATATACTCAATGATTTTATGGCGGATGCCAACAAGCAAGAGAAAGACATTAAAGCTGGGGAGTGGCAGTCGGCAACAGGCACATCATTCAAAGCAGCTCAGCCTAAAAATGGAGATGTGCCATTCAGAATTGTAGCACCTACGCCACTTAATACTTATGCTATTTATAATGAGAGTACTGAAGAACAGATACTTGTTGTGCAGGAGCTTAAAGATGAAGATGGAAACTGGTATAAGATGGCATTTTCCGATACTATGTCTTTCAGAATTGTTGACAGTAAAGTAGTTGAAGCGAAACTGCACACATATGGTGAAATCCCTATTGTTGAGTTCCCTAATAACCACGAAAGAATATCTGATATTGAACTTGTAATAGGTATGCTGGACACTATTAATAACATGCAGTCTAACAGAATGGATAGTATACAGCAGTTTGTCGAGTATTGGGTTAAGTTTGTTAATTGCGAAATTGACGAAGAGAACTTTAAGAAAATGAAAGAAAATCACGCATTGGTCGTTAAGTCAATGAATAAAGATAACAAGTCTGATGTCGATATTATGACACAGGAGCTTAATCAAACGCAATGCCAAGTTGCTAAAGATGATTTGTGGGATAATACATTATCCATATTAGCCATACCGACAAAACAAAGTAACACCGGCGGAGATACGCAAGGGGCAGTTCAATTAAGAAACGGATGGGACTTCTCTAAGACAAGAGCAAAATTGAAAGACCCTGTTGTTAAAACATGTGAAAAAAGATTGGCAATAGTTGTTCTTAATATCCTAAGGCTTGCAGGAGAAGATTTAAAGTTGTCAGTCAGAGATTTTGATGTGCAGATAAATCATAGTCCACAGGATAATATGTACACCAAGGCACAGACGTTGCTCTTGCTTTTACAAGCTGGCATACATCCACTTGTTGCAATTAAGACAGTTGGGTTATGGGGCGATTCTGAAAAAACATATGTATTATCTAAGCCATATTTAGATAATCTATACAAAACTATTAAAGATGTAGAAGAACAAGAAAAGAAAGCACAAGAGATAGTTAATCAACTTAATAATAATCAGCAAAATAAGGCAGTTATCGAATAATCGGTAGTTGCTTTTATTTTATACATTTTGCACCTATGCGTGAAATAGGAGAAATCACAAGTTGAGCAACCAACGTAAAAAAGCGTAGTGAATCGGAGGTAATTATGACAAGAGAACAGGCAAAACAGAATCTTATTTCAATCGGAGTAACAGAGCCGACAGATGAACAGATAAGCAATTATCTGAATCAGGTCAATGGCGAAACAAAGAAAGAAAAAGACAGAGCAGACGGCTATAAGGCTAAAGCCGACACAGCAGATGACTTACAGAAACAGCTTGATGAAATACAGGCTGGCAATCTGACAGAGCTTGAAAAGGCAAATAAAGCCTTAGATACAGCTAATCAGCAGATAGCCGATTTACAGAAATCTAACGCTATCAGAGACCAGAGGGAAGCAGCTATGACTAATTTTAAGATTACTGCGGAACAGGCAAAGACAGTTGTTAAAGATGATGGAAGTCTTGACTACACTGAACTTGGCAAGATTATGTCCGAAAAAGAAACAGCTGCGGCACAGGCTAAGGAACAGGAAATTGCTAAATATCAGGATATTCCGGGCGGCGGCAGCAATAAAGACGGTGCAGACAATAAGACAAATGCTGAAAAGATAGCAGAAAGCCTTATATCTAATGCACCTAAGAACAATGACGTTTTATCACATTACATTCAGCAATAACAGGAGGTAAAAAATGGCAAAGGAAATGAATATGCAGTATGAAAAGACTTCATACGCAGGAGATGTTCAGATTTTAAAAAGAGAGCCTAACGAAGCAATCCCATTAACACTTGATTTTTCAGCGGTAACAGAAAAGGATGCGAATGGAAAGAAGATTGTAAAGGCTGGTACACCAGTAAACAAGTCAGGTGTGGCTGATAATACAGCAACAGCAATCGGAATCTTAAGGTTTGATGTAACAGAAGACAGACCGCAGGGAGTGCTGCTTAAGAAAGCATATCTTAACACAAAGGTAGCGGAAGCACATTCCGGCGTTACATATGACGCAACAGTTAAGACAGCTCTTCCAATGATTGTATTTGAATAATAACAGGAGGTAAATAGATGTTAATTAATGAAGTATTAGACAGTAAGTCTATCGCATTATCAGCAACAGAAAACGCTAGTAATCAGATACCTTATCTTGGTTTACAGTGGTTTCCAGAAAGAAAGAAACAGGGGCTTGATTTAAGCTGGATTAAGACACATAAAGGACTTCCGGTATCGCTTGCACCATCCAACTTTGACACAATCCCAACGCTTAGAGCCAGAGAGGGATTAAGCAAGGAAAAAACACAGATGGCATTTTTCCGTGAGGGAATGACAGTCGGTGAAGAGGAAATGCTTGAAATCGAGCGTATTCAGTCAGCAGACGACCCTTACCTTGCAAGTGCTTTATCAAGTGTATATGACGATACTAACAACCTTGTAAGCGGTGCAGAAGTTGTACCAGAGCGTATGAGAATGTCACTTCTTGCCACAAATGCAGGTCATCCGGTAATTGCTATTGTAAGTGATGGCGTTCAGTATGCTTACGATTATGATAAGGATGGTTCATACGCAAAAGACCATTACGCAAAGTTATCCGGCACAAGTATGTGGAGCGATACAACTAATTCAAAACCGCTCACAGACCTTAACAATGCAAGAAAGAAGTTACAGAAGCAGGGCAAGATTGCCAGATATGCACTTATGAACAGCAATACATTCCAGTATCTGCTTGACAATGCACAGATAAGAAACTCAATCCTTGCACAGAACCTTACAGCAACCATTGAAGTTGATGATGATACCGTTATTTCAGTAGTGCAGAAGAGAACAAAGCTCACTATCGTGTTGTACGACAAGATGTACATTGACGATGATGGCAAGGAGCAGTATTTCTACCCAGATAACAAGGTTACACTTCTTCCGGAGGGCAGTCTCGGTAGCACTTGGTTTGGCACTACACCGGAAGAAAGAACTGCAAGACAGGTAGCCGATGTAGATGTAACAGTATATGGTGTAGGTATTACAGTCGCTACAAAGACAGAGTACGGACCACCTATGAAAATGTCAACATTTGCTTCCGAAGTTGTGCTTCCATCATACGAGAATATGGATAGCACATTCGTATATGAGGTTCATAGCGAAGAGTAGGAGGTGCAACTATGAAATATCCACATATAGTGGTTCATAATGGCAAATGGTATAGTGCAGGCGAAGAAGTTCCGGAAAATAACAATTCCGGGGCTTCTTTTGATTATAGCAAGACAACCATTAATCGTATGTCTACATCTGATTTACAGGCTTTTGCCACAGAACAGGGTATAGACAACGCAGAAGAACTTACAGGAGCAGAGTTGAAGAAGCTGTTAATTGAGAAATTAGGATTATAGGAGCTGAAATTATGGAATATACCACATTAGAGCAAGTCAAAATCAGACTTAAACAATTTCATATTGATACAGTCACAAATGATGATGAAACAACATCTGATGTGGTAGTGTTCGATAACAAAGAAGATAATCCAATAATCGAACAGCTTATTAAACAGGCTACAGAAGATGTAAAGGCAAGAAGAAATTACCCTGACAACTACACAGATGAAATGATAATCGAGGACTTGAAGAAATTTGAGAGTGTTATTGTTAATCTGGCTGTCTATGACCATTCACAGACAGGTGAAGCATTTATGGCAAGCTACAATGAGAATGGCGTCAACAGAACTTGGAGAGACAGAGATAGCTTGTTTGTCGGGGTATTCCCTTTTGCCAAGGTTTTATAAAGAAGATTGAGCGTGACCATATTGCCGATGCCGACAAAATGGTTGCAGGCGGCACACATTAAGCGGTGGTGGGTGGTGTGCCATTATTGATTATGAAAGGCGGTATATCAATGCCAACAGCAGTAATTATAAGTATTATTTCGGTTACTTTTTCCGTCTTTTTCGGGCTGTTTACATTAGGACTTAATCTTAAGAACAGCAAAAAGTCTGACAAGGCAGAACTTACGGAGCGTGTAAAGGAAAATACACGCATAAATATGAAACTTGACACAATATCAGGCAACACAACAGAGATAAAGAATGAAGTTATAGAAATGAGAAAAGAACTTAATTCTCACGATAGCCGAATTGTCAAGGTTGAAGAAAGTGTAAAGTCAGCACACCACCGAATAGACGGATTGGAAACACGGCTTAATGAAGATAAGGAGGTATAGCAGAATGGAAATTATGCAGGTATTAATCGCAAATATGACAATTATCTTAGCGATTGTCGGAGCATTAGCTTTTGTAGTGTCTGTAATCACTCAAGTAATTAAGGGCATTGGAGTATTCAATAAAGTGCCTACGGATATTATAGTATTTATCCTGTCAATCGGTATTACTGTAGCGGCTTTTGTTGCTTATATGCAGTATATTCAGATGGCAATACTGTGGTATATGATTCTTGCGGCAATTATGGCAGGTTTTGTTGTAGCATTTATTTCAATGTATGGATGGGAAAAGCTGTCTGAATTATGGAAGCGATTTGGCAAGGATGTGAAGTAATATGCTTGACATCAATAAGCAGGCTATGAAGTATTCGCTTCAAGGACAGACATTAACCATTTACGAAAGAGATGATGACGGCAATATCCTTTATGAGGGATATACAGACACAGAGGGTAACTTCATTCCTTATCTTGATGATGAGGGGAATAAGATATCTAAAGTCCTTGAAGAAAAGATAGGTTTTTCAAAGCCCGAGGATTTTGAAGCAAATATAGCTTTCAGCGGTGGAGAAGCACAGAGTAAAGAATACGGCTTTGACACAGCCGATTTTGACGCTATTTTGCTGACAGATAGGAATACATTACCTATTCAAAAAGGTGATCTTATTTGGCTTGATAGCAAGCCTACATACACATCTGACAGCCTTGTTGATGAAACGTCGGCAGACTTCACGATTGTAGGCATTAAGCCAGCATTGTACTCAACCAAATATATGCTTAAAGCGGTTGTGAAGTAGGTGTAATATGGCAAGACATACAATTAATATATCGTTGTCTCAAAATTCGATAAATGAAGCTATCAGACAGCTAAAACAATACAAGGAATGGATTACTGAAAAGACTTACCAATTTGTTAAAGAGCTTGCGGAAGTTGGAATGCCTGTCATAGATGAAAATATGGCAAAAGCAAGCTACACTTACGATGCAGAAGGTGTCAGAAGTGGTTCCAACACAAACCATTATACATACGTCAAACTCCGGTCCTTTGGTGGTTACAATGAAGCAATACTGATTGTAGAAGGCAAAGAGCTTATGTTCATTGAGTTTGGAGCCGGTGTTTTTTACAACGGAGAAGCAGGCACAAGCCCACATCCAAAGGGCGAAGTAAATGGTATGGTAATCGGTTCCTATGGCGAAGGACACGGCGTTCAAAAGATATGGGGATATTATGCAGACAGCGGAGAACTCATTCTTACGCACGGCGTAGAAGCACAAATGCCTGTTTACAAGGCTGATATGGAAATAATTCAAAAATACACAGAAGTGGCAAGGAGAGTGTTTAGTTAATGGCAAATGCTAATGATTGGGCAACAGACCTTGAAAGTACAGTTGTAGCACTTGTCAAGGCTAAGAGCCTACCACAGTTACAAAAGAAATATCCTAAAGTCAGAATAACTGACGAAGGAGAAAGTAGCGGTTCGGCAGTATTCCCTACCGTATACATTCATTTATTAACCCCAACCGAACAGGGACAAACACTTGACGGACAAACGATTAACGCATTGTTAGCAACATTCCAAGTAGATGTCACAACTAACACAAGCAAGTCTGACTGCCGTAAAGTTATGACAACGGTTATGAATGTTTTTAAAGAGATGAGATTTCAAGGCAAGGCATTGCCGGAAACTTCAATAAACAACAAGATACATCACAGCGTGGCACGTTTTAGCCGTGTCATCGGTGCGAATGACAGACTAATTTAGTAACAAAGAGCAGAAATGCTCTTATTTTTTTATCCAACAGGAGGTAGACAAAATGGCAAATGCAGTAGCAGGGTTAAGCACATTAGGTGTTACTTTTTCTTACGGTGTTGAAACAACGGCAGGAACAAAGCCAACAGCCTTTAAGTTGCTTTCAAGAATTAACTCTATTGGCGAAATCACGGTAACACCGGAAGCAATAGACGCTTCGGCACTTGAAGACAGACAGACAAGAAACATTGCCGGAAGAGATACTGTATCTGACACAGTTACAGTTACAGTTAATAAAACAGATGAAACTATTGAGGAATGGAAAGCTGTTATTACCGCTTACAACGGTTTAACTGGTGGCAAGAGAATGTGGTTCCAGGAGATTACTCCGAACATAAAAGACGCAGAGTTCTTTGTAGCACAGCCACCATCAAAGTTGCCAATCACAAGTAAGGAACAGAATGGACTTCTTACAATGGCACTTAACCTCATTATCGAAGAGATGATAGGTACTGACACAAAGGTAGAACCTACACCGGGGGAATAGCCAGTCAGTCACTTGATACAACAAATGCTGTTGTGACTGACGAAGAAGAGACAGCAGATTACACATCAATAGATGAATAACAAGCTAGTAAAGGGCGGTCTAAGGACTGCCCCTTTCCTATAGAAGATATAGGAGGAAAGGAAAATAACTATGGAAATTAAAGCAAATGGAAAAGAATACGCACTTAGGTTTAGCTTTGACGCAGCGGAAGATAAAACAATCGTTCAGAAAATCTTCAATTACCTTACAGGTTCTTCAATGTTTGAAGATATGGACGGAAATCCGGTTCAGAGAGCACTTGAAGGGGCAGCAGTAACAGTCGGAAATATGCCACAGACTTGCATAGACGCAGTATATGCAGGATGTCTTGAAAAAAATGCTGTGACAAGAGAAGAAGCTAAACAGATTGCAAGAGCGTATTTAAGTGAAAACAAGAAAAATTACAGGGATTTATTCCTTGAAATAATAAAAGCAATGGAAGAAGACGGTTTTTTCGACCTGTCGGGAATAACATCGTCTCTGAACGCAATGGCGGAGAACATAGAGAAGCAGATGGCGGAAGAAAATCCCGAAAAATAGACATCCATAAGCTAATATGGGAAAAATATTTTCCTGTGGCTTTTGCTATGGGAATTACGATAGAAGAATTTAAGCACATGACACCTACAGAATTTGAATACTGCCTAAAAGGTTACAAAATACGGAGAAATGCACAAAACATAGACTTGTGGACGTATGCTATAACCTATCTTATCCCAGCAATCAAATTCGGTGTTAGAAGTGGAGCTTGGGGAAAAGATAAGGTAGATTTCCCTAGCGAACCTATCAACTTGAATAATAACGAAGAACCAACAGAAGATGAGATTGAGAGAAAACGAAAAGAATTTGCGCTGCAAATGAAAACAATGAAGGCTAATTGGGATTTAACTCACAAAAAAGGGTAATAAGACAATAGTTTTATTGCCCTTTATTTTTTATAAAAAGGCAGGTGCAAGGCGTGGAATTAGATTCATTAGAGATAAAAATACAATCGCCAGCAACTAAAGCAATCAATGCTATCGACAATATAATAATAAGACTTGAAAAACTGTCGGGGACATTAAACAGTATTAATGGCACATCCCTATCTGGGCTTGCAAATGGTGTTAATAGACTTGCGACAGCAATGCAGACAATGAAAAATGTCGGAACGGCAGATTTCACAAGGCTTGCCAAGAATATCACAAAATTAGGCAGTATAAATACTGTTTCATTGAACAATACGGCTAGTTCGCTATCGCATATCACAAGGGCATTTAGTAATTTAGCAAGTGTTCCGCAAAATGCCGCAAGTATAGGCATACTTGCACAAGGAATAAGCAGACTTGGAAGCAAGAGTGTTCAAAATGCGACAGTTAATATTCCAAGACTTACAGCAAGTCTTATAACAATGTTGCAACAGTTGTCAAAAGCACCAGCGGTAAGTAACGGAGTGATAAGACTTGCGGATTCACTTGCTAATCTTGCGTCCCAAGGAAGCAGAGTTAATACGGCTTCTGCAAGCCTTCAAGGTTCACTAAACAACACGAACAAGGCTGCAAAGAGAACTCACAAAGGAGTAAAAAGTCTTGCTTCTATTTTTGGTAAATTATATGCTAATTTCTTTTGGGTTATAAGAGGAATGAAGAGCCTTTGGAAGTCTATAGAAAGTACCGCAGACTACATAGAGGCATTTAACTACAAAGCCGTAGCTTTCGGGAAGATAGGCTCTGAATGGGGCAAAGAATACGAGAAATACGGCTATAGCAATGCAGAAGATTATGCAAATAGTTTTTCAAAAAGAGTTGATGAACTCTTAGGAAAATTATCCGGATTAAGCGTAGACGTTAAGGGTGGATTAATCAAAGCGGATTCCGCTAAAAACCTTGGACTTAACATACAAGAGATAACACAGTATGCTTCACAGTTAGCTTCTGTCACTAACTCATTAGGACAGACAGGCGAAGCAACAACAGCAATAACAAAGTCAATGACAATGTTAGCAGGCGATATAAGCTCACTTTTTAACGTGGACTATTCAACAGTAGCCACAAACTTACAAAGTGGCTTAATCGGGCAATCAAGGGCATTGTATAAGTATGGTATTGATATTACCAATGCCACATTAGCGACATACGCTTATAACTTAGGGATAACTAAGAGCGTAAGTGAAATGTCACAGGCCGAAAAACAACAGTTAAGATTTATTGCAATTCTTGACCAATCTAAGGTATCTTGGGGCGACTTAGCAAACACTATCAACAGCCCTAACAATATGCTTAGACAATTCAAGACAAACTTGTCTGAAACAGGAATGGTATTGGGACAAATCTTTGTTCCGATATTGCAAAAAGTAATGCCTGTTGTAAATGGTGTAACAATAGCTTTTAAAAGACTTCTTGTCAGTATTGCTCAATTTGCAGGAGTTAAGATTGACTTTGAGAGCTTCGGACAGAGCGGCTATAAAGATACAACAGACGGATTGGAAGATATTTCGGATGGCTATGACGGAGTAGCTGAAAGTGCGAAAAAAGCAGCTATTTCCCTTATGGGGTTTGATGAAGTAAATAAACTTTCTGAAAACAGCGATAGCAGCGGTAAAAATACAGGAACCGGGGATATTGACTTAACAGATAAAATTGTCGAAGCTGCAAGCGAATACGAAAAAGTATGGCAGAAAGCCTTTGACAATATGAATAATAAAGCCAATGAATGGGCGGATAAATTTGAAAGCAAACTTTATTTCCTCAAGAACATAGGCAAATTAATTGCCAATGGCGAATATTATAAAGCCGGAGAAACGATTGCTAAAAAACTTAGCAATGGTATTCACTCTTTTGGGTGGGACAAGACAGGAACATTCATTGGAAAAAGCATTACCAATACATTGGATTTAGTTGCCGGGTTTACAAATAACTTTAATTGGAAACGGCTTGCAAGCGACCTTACTTCTTTAATTAACAATGCAATAAAGAATATTAAGCCTAAGAGTTTTGCAAGTGCAATTAACGGCATTTTAAATGGAATATGGGATTTTGTAACAACCTTTTTTAAGACACTTAATTGGAAACAGTTTGCTAGTTTTATCGGACAACTCTTACAAGAAATTAATTGGGGAACTGTAGCAAAAATAGGACTTGCAGTAGGAATGGGTAAGTTGGCAAAGACGGCCGCAACAAATTTCTTTAGCGGTTTTAAAGCTCAAATGTCGGTTGGTAATCTGGTGAGTGGAATTGGAAGCGTAGCCACTTACGCAGGCTCAAAGGTAGGAAGTGCATTTATGAGTGGACTTACTTCTCCACTTATGGCAATCCCAGCAATTACGGCAACAATTTTAATTGGGGAAAACGATTACTACAGCAGACTTGCAGAGCTTTATGAAAAAGCCAGAGGAGAAGTCGATGAAACAACGCAGAAGTTTGTTGATGACATTAACACCTCAAATGACAAAATAAAAGAACTTGCTGACGGAATTTACGATTCATTCCAAAAAAATGATACTACTGCGCAAGCTGACAAGCTCAAAATAATAGCAGATAAATACTTTGAGTTAGCGGATGGTGCTGACAAGAGTACAGAAGCCTTAAAGAAACTTGATGAGTATAAAAAAATACTTATCGAAGAGGGCGGAGAACAATTTAAGACAATACTTGATGATGAAAACAACAGTTTGGATGACCAAAAAGAGAAGATTTACGATGTCATAGACGCATTGAAAGCAAAAGGTTTACAGGAAGCTGCGTCAAAGGGAATAACCGAGACAACAGACCTCATTATGGAACAGCGTAACACTTATGACAAAAGCAAGAGTGAAACGAAAAAAGCACAGCAGAAAGCGGTCGATCTTCAAGCTGAATATCAGATTGGGCAAGACCAAATGAGGACATACCTTGCCGAACATTACAAATATGGCAATTTTCAACCTATATTAAGTAAAGACGGCAAAAAAGTCATTCAAGACACGGCAGAAGTAGCAAATAAGTTTTGGGATATGTACGACAAGTACGCAGATGAAGCATTCAACAAGACATTGCCAAACGGACTTAGAAAGTCGGATAAGGAAATAGCAGAAATAACTGCTAGTAGTAAAAACGTAGGAAAACAGTGGCGAGACGCTACTGCAAACTACGAAGCACTTAACGAAAAATACAGGGAAAGTGCAGATGTATTAGCAAATCTTGAGACACAGCTTGATTATTACACTTCTATTGCAAGTGGAGCAATAGATACTCAAACATCGCTATATGCTTATCAGGAGCAAAAAGCCAGCGATACAAAGACACGTTATAAGGAATTAGCTGAAAATATAACAAGTGTAAGCGACATTTTGAAAAATACAGATGCCACTAGCCAAACAGTTTCAAGCAAAATGGAAGAAGGCTTTAATCCAAGTAAATGGAAAGGAATAGGAACAACTTCCATAAGTAATTACATCGGTGGAATAGGAGACCCTGCTAAGACACGGTATGGTGTTCGAGTGGCACAACAGGTGGCACATAAAATAGCAGGACCATTTAATACAAAATCAGATTTCACAAGCTATGGTAAAGACAGTATTCAAGGTTACCTTGAAGGATTAAAAGCCGAATGGGGTAACAGAGTTAAGAAAGGCTTAGAAACTGTTACAGATGGAATTAAGAATATCTTCAAAAAAGGATTTAAAATTTCTTCTCAATCAAAACTCTTCAAGCAATATGGTAAATGGACACTTGAGGGATATGACATAGGTTTTGAAAATCAAGCCAAAGCAACCTATCAGATGGTAACAGGTTGGAGCGACAAGATTGCTAGCGTCCCTGAAAGCCTTGGAGAATATAATGCGGACTATTCTGCTAGTTATAGCAATGAAGTTACTGCCGAATACAGTTCATCAGAACAGGTGGCACTTATGCAGGAGCAGAACCGCCTTTTAAGAGAATTGCTCAACAAGGAAACTGTAATTGTTCCGAATGAAAACGGAATTTTCAATACTGTTAGAAGACAAGCCAATGAGTATGTCAGACAAACAGGCGACTTGCCTTGGACAGTATAAAGGAGGAATAGGATGTTTTTAGAAATAAATGATGTGGATATTTCGCCTTATATTAAGTCCTTGCAGCCAAGTCACGAATCAATATGGAACAGCAAGGCAGGGCGAAGCATAGACAGCGAGGCAACGTTTGTCGGAAGAATTGTGGCGAGGAAATGGAAGCTACAGGCAAAGACGATACCTTTATCACAAGAAAAAGTAGTCAAGATAGTCGGATTGTTAGAACAGTCCGACTTTTTTAGTGCAAAATTCATCCCAACAAATGGAACTGATTTTATTAAAAAGAACTTTTATGTCGGCTCTATCAGTACACCGGTTTACAGCTACAACAGTGAATTGTCAAACGTAAGATACAGTGAATTATCATTTGACATTATAGAAAGGTAGGCAAATGAATATGACTTATACAAACTCACAAATTGCGAAAATGTACAATGACATTCAAGTAATCAAAAAATACAAATTTAAGGCAAATACGGCTTTTGCAATCATAAAAAATGCAAAGGTGCTTAAAAATGCCATTGAGCTTTTTGACGAAGCAAGACGTAACCTCTTGGAAACGTATGCTGAAAAAGACGAAGCAGGAAATGCAAAGATTGAAAATGGCAATTATGTTATTTCAGATAAAGAGGAATTTGCAAAGGAGTTTATATCCTTGCAAAACGCCGAACAGGACATAGATTTCTCAAAAATCAAACTGTCGGATATTTCAGAGATTGAGATAGAAGCAGAATTAATGGAGACAATGAGCGAATTTATTGAAGAGTAGGTGGTTGAATGTATTCTACAAGTGAAGCATTAACAAACGCAATTATCCACGGCGAACCAATCAACAAAGAATTACGATTACTTGACAGCGACGGAGTGGTTATCAAAACAATTAAGTCACTTAAATTATATAGTGGAAGTAACAGTACAAGCAGAATACAGATAGGTTCGACCAATTCTTCTTATATAGAAGCAAGCATTGAATATGACAAAGTTCTTGCAAACAGGGAAATGGCATTATACTGCGGTATTGATAGTGAAATGATACCAATGGGTATATATAAGATAATGCAAGAGCCGACAGAAGATGACGGAATAATTTCATTCAAAGCCTATGACAGAATGAGGCTTCTTGACAAGCTATATGAACCGACGGTAGTTATCCCTAATGACTTTAAAAATGTTGTGGATGACATTGCTAAGCAATGCGGCGTTACAGTAAATTTCAGTTACACCGGCGGAACTGTCAGAAATTACATTAAAGGATATACCTGCCGAGAAATAATAGGGTACATTGCTTCTATGTTGGGAATGTTTGCTTACTTTGACAGGCAGGGTGTGCTTAATTTTGGTTGGTACGCCTGGGGAAAACCGGTTGAAAAAACACTTAGTTCATTTTGGAGTTTAAAAAAAGACAGCAGTGATTACAAAGTAACAGGCGTTGAATTTATTGTAAACAGTGAGACAAGATGGCTTGCAGGTAGTGAACCTAATATCATTTATTGCTCTAATCCTTTTGCAGACCTAAAAGACGCAGAAAATGTTTATTACGGACCTATGAGGGACTTAACGTACCGCCCGGCAGAAATTAGTATGCTTGACGATATTCGCCTTGACGTTACAGACGTTGTTAGAGTGACATTACTTGACGGAACCACAATAAGAGTGCCTTGTATGACACTTAATCAAGATTTTACCGCAAGTGAAACAAAGGTTAAAGCGGTAGGAAATGCCGACGGAGAAGCAAGTAATTATTCGGGACCACTTACAACAGCAATGGATAGATTGACAACGGACCTGCTATTGACAAACAGGGTGGTTGCGACCAAAGTCGACGCTGAATGGGTAAGAGCCAACACAGTAACAGCAGATAAAATAACAGCTATACAGGCTGAAATCGACGAAATAAATGCAAATAACATCACTACTGATAACTTGTCCGCAAATGTTGCTAAACTTGGTTATCTGACAGCAGATAGTGCCATAATCAAGGGGAAATTAGACACAAGTGAGTTATCTGCGGAAGTCGCAAAGTTAGGCTATCTAACCGCTGACAGTGCTGTGATTAAAGGCAAACTAGATACTAGCGAATTGTCGGCAGAAGTAGCAAAACTTGGTTACTTAACGGCTGATAGTGCAGTCATAAAAGGAAAGTTAGATACAAACCAATTATCAACAGAGGTTGCAAAGTTAGGCTATATGACAGCAGATGAAGCGGACATAAAGTATGCCAATATCAAACTCACAAACATTGAAACCGCAAACGTGGCTACATTGCTTGCAAACGTTGGCTTAATTGACCGTGCAACCGTAGTTGAGGGACATATAACAGGCTTTCTCGACAGCGTAGAGGTAAATGCAAACAAGATAACCGCAGGAACACTTGTTGCGGATAGAATACTTCTCAAAGGTTCAGAAAAAGGATTGCTTTATGCACTCAATAACCTTGGCGAACTGACAAGCACTACGGTTGACAGTTTAGACGGATATGTACTTACCGACCGAACAATCAATGCGGATAAGATAGTCGCAAGTAGCATAACAGCAAATGAACTTGATGTTGAGAATATATTCGCTGATAATGCGGTAATCTCAACGATTACTTCGCAAGAAGCATTTATCAATGCTATCAGTACGAACAGTGTGGTTGTAGGTGCAAAGAAAACCGCTGACGAGATTAAAGAGAATATCTACAGTCCGGACACCACCACGATTGACGGTGGAAAAATTACAACCAATTCCATAAAAGCTAAGCAGATTGACGTTACTAACTTGTTTGCACAAGACATTACCGCAAGTGGCACAATTACAGGTGCTAAACTGTATGGCACATATCTTGAATCGACGAGTGGCAAAATTGCAGATTTTAACATTACGGAAAACGGTTTTTCAAGAGAGCTTGATTGGGTAGACCAATGGGATAGTATGGCCGCAACCATAACAGGAAGTTACAAGGCTTGGTGTGAAATAACTCCAAACGGAAGCGGACAAATTAACATCGGTGCAGGGATAGGAACTTTTACTTACCAATGTCCGACTATCAGATGTGGGTATTATGATAGAAGCCAAGACGGAAAAACTGTAACAAAAATAACGTCTTTTGAAACAGATATGATGGGGATTAGCACAAATTACTTTAAGGCAGACAAGATTATTAGCGATTTAATCCCAATTCTAGCAACAGACGTTGTACCTACTCCGTCTGGGGATAGGGCAACTTTTCCTAATCTTGGCTCTCCACAACAAACTTGGCAAAATTTATATGTTAAAAGTATATATGTTAAGGCAGGTATAGGAGATGTAGGAGATGAAACAACAGGAAATATTGAGGCTTCTGGCAAAATCACAGCACAAGGCGACATTATCGCAGGATTAGGAACGGACAAACAAGTGAGCTTACAAGGGTTAAAAGATACAACCACTCAAATAAGAGGCAAGTCTATTTTCAGTATTAATAATTATGGCGCAGGAGCGTCAAAAAAAGGTAGTTCAGTATCGCTTTGGAAAGATAGTGCAACTCTTACTCACGGGTTTTACATTGCGATTATTTCGGCAGTAATATCAACAAATACTGGCACTAGCCGTATTGAATTATTAGCCAACGGCAATGCACTTGTGGCTGCGCGTACAAATTCAACCACTTATGAAAGAGTGCTTGCAGTACATAATTTTGGTGTTAGTGGTGAGCAAAGTTTTAATTTTGAATTAGTAGCAAAAAGCCAAGACACTAGCTCAACTGTTACTGTCCCTGGTTATAGGACCTATAGTGTCTTAATATTCAAAATTGGTTAGAAAGGCGAAGCAATGAAAGCAATAATCAATGAAAAGTTATACGATACAACAACATCAGAAGTTGTTTACATAGGGAATATGGAAGCCTTATATAAAACCAAGAATAAGGCGTATTTCAGAACTTCGAGTGAGGGAATACAACCTATGGGAATTGAAGAAGTCAAGGAATATCTCGGAATTAAAGACGTAGACGCCTACATTAAAGAATTTGGTTCTGTAGATATTGCATAAAGGAAAGGAGACTTAATTATGTCAAGAATTTTAAGAAGTGGCGAAAATCAGATTACGCAATCTTATCAACAACACTATGATAAGGCTCATTCAGGAAATGGATGGGCTATAGGTGTTGATGTTGTTAAAAAGACTAATCAGTGTGATAGTATCATAGCACATTCAGACGGAACAGTTGTCAAAGTTATGGATAAGATGACAGGAACGAACTGTGTCCATGACCCAGAGGGAATGGGTTATGGTAATTATGTAATGATACAGCACGAAGACAATTTTGTTACACTTTATGCTCATTTAGGAAGTGTAGCTGTCAAACAAGGTCAGAAAGTAACTAAAGGAACTGTTATAGGGTATATGGGTAACACAGGGTTCAGTTATGGAGCACACGTTCATTTTGAACTTAGAAAATATAAGAGCCTTAATGTGACAATCGGTATTCACGATACAAGGAATTTTGAATGGCTCAATCCTGAACCTTATCTTGACGCAGACTTGCCAATTACAGAAGCTAGCAAAAACGTTGTAGGTTTCTTAGATGTAGCTAAAATGGATGGCAAAGACCGACTGTTTGTCAGCGGTTGGACTTATGGTGGAAGTGGGGATGTCAAAATCAAAATATCCAAAGCTGGTGTAAATTATTATCTTTATGATATAAAAGCTAATCAGTCAAGAATAGACGTATTAGAAGCAGGTTATCCAACCGACAAAGTAGGATTTAGCGACACTTGCCCGGTGGCATTAGCTGACGGAACATATAATGTAGAAGCATACGTTGATAATGTGAAGTTGACTAATACTAAGCAGATTACAATTAAGAGAGAGCTTGCAAGATATAGTTATGCTTCTTACCCTGGTACAAGTAATGATTATTACAGAGTAAGAACATCATTCCATAACGAAAAATCAAGCAAAGGGTCATTCCATTCATTCACATTGGCCTTTGATGAATGGGAAAGAAACAAGAATAAAGGTTATCACATCTATGACAAGTCAGGCAGACAGCTTGATTAATTGCAAAATAAAAGATGTTGTGTCGAAACTTGCGAATTGAACCGCCTTTAATCGGTTTTACAAACGTGATAAATTAAAAAAGTCCTCTAAGGGGACAATTTCAAGTTCTGGTGGGGCAATATTTGATTGGCGTTGGTATTGCCCCTAAAAAAAGAAAAGGTAAGGGGATTCCCTTACCTTTAATTTATGGCTTCTTTTTTCTAAAGTGGCAATACAAAGAAGTTGCAAGCCCCAATAAAGAAGAGGCTATAATCATATAAAAACCGGCTGTTCTTTCAATTGGTGGGGTTGTGCCAATAGCATTAAATAATTTTTCGGCTTCCGGGGTATATCCTATTCCTGCCGAAGAAAAAACCAATGCACAGATAAAACTAAAAACTGCACCGATAGGAGCTTCTTTATATAAGAACATAAATGCAGCCAATCCGGCTATAAGGCAACAACATCCCTCCGGAATGGATATTTTAAAAAGGTTATAGCTTGCTCCCAATGTTTTGGCAAATGGAACAAGTGTGCCTATAATTATTAAAGCAGAAAGAAACATTCCGAAGTAGCTTGCTATCTTATATTCTCTCTGATTATACTTTTCCTTTGAATAATGTATAATGCAATACGGACATTGCATATACGTTTCTTTTCTGATTACAGCCCCAGTATAATCTTTAATTTCTCTTTCGTATGTGTGCATTTTATTGCCACATCTCTCACATATCATCCACATAAACCTCTCCTTAGTCTTTTATAAAGTAAACTGTCGAAACTTGCGATTTGTTTATCATCGCAACAAAAACAGTTATGATATATTTATAAAGTAAATTATATGACAGCATTTTACTATTGACAATATAGAACGTTTGTTCTAATATTAGATTATCGCTATTTAGTTGTATTTTGGGAGGGTTGAAATGGAAAAAGAAAAAATGGATAAAAAAGAAGAACTCCTACATGATATTATATCAATAATAGAAGTTCTTCCAGTTTGTGAGTGTCAAAGAATTAAGGATTACTTGTCGGAGTTATACTTTTCTTGACATTCGATTAAGCTGTTTAACAAATTAAGTACAACCTTTTTATGCCCACGCGTAAGTTGGTTGTATTTTTTTATTACTTTTGCTTCTTCTTCGCCCTGATGTTCTTGCTTATAAGTGAGGTATTCTTTTTTGCCCCATTCGGTAAGGCTTTCCGGCAGCACTCCTAAAGCATCGGCTATCTTTTTTAACATCTCAACATCAATTTTCTTGATATTTCCAGCTTCGTACTTTTGTACAGTGGCTTCTGTCAGCCCGATTTTGTCGGCTAGTTCTTTAAGAGTAATATCTTTTTCTTTTCTGTATTTCTTTATATTGTTACCAACTCTTGTGCAAAACTGTGTACTCATTGCTATCACTCCTTTCTTTTGTTATTGTATTATAATACTATCATACTATGATAAAAAAGTAAACAATTTTATAAAAAAACTATCATAACATTATTGACAATACTATCGTGGTGTGATAGTATACTATCATAGCAAGCAAGAAAGGAGGAAGCATAAATGAACTTACCAAAACTTAAAGGTGCCATTAGGGAACGTGGTAGAAACTATAACCAGTGCTCAACAGCTATCGGGAAAAGCATTACAACCTTTAATTCAAAGATGAATGGCAGAATCCCTTTTACTATTGTTGAGTTAGAAGACCTCGGCAACTATCTTGAAATGACAGATAGTGAAAAAACTGAAATTTTTTTGCGATAAAACTATCATAGTGTGATAGTTTCGCAGAGATTAAGGAAAGGAGAATGAAATGAACGAATTACAGATTTTTAATTCGGAAGAGTTTGGAGAAATCCGAACCATTACTAAAGATGATGAACCTATGTTTTGTTTAGCTGATGTATGTAAGGCATTAGAACTTGAACAGGTAAGCAGAGTTAAGGCAAGGCTTAAAACAGATGGGGTTACTACAAGTAAGGTCATCGACAGATTAGGTAGAGAACAGGAAGCTACATTTATTAATGAAAGCAATCTTTACAAGACAATCTTTCAGAGCCGTAAAGAAAGTGCAGAAAGATTTACAGAATGGGTTACAGGAGAGGTTCTTCCGTCAATCAGAAAGAATGGTGGCTACATAGCAGGGCAGGAAACATTATCTGATGAAGAACTTATGGCAAAGGCACTTCTTGTAGCCAATAACAAGATAGCTGAAAGAGATAAGATAATCGAACAGAAACAGGCAAGAATTGAACAGATGAAACCTAAAGAGATTTTTGCGGATGCCGTAGCAACAAGGTATACATCAATCCTTGTCGGAGATTTAGCGAAGTTAATTTGTCAGAATGGCTATCAGATAGGGCAAAAACGGTTATTTGATTGGTTGAGAGAGAATAACTTCCTTATTAAATGCGGTTCATCAAGGAATATGCCACAGCAGAGATTTGTTGAGCAGGGATTATTTGAAATCAAGGAAAGCAACCTTGTTAATCCGGATGGTTCTGTGAGAATTACCAAAACTACAAAGGTTACAGGTAAAGGGCAGGTCTATTTTGTTAATAAGTTCTTGAAAGGAGCCAAGAATGAAACAGCCTAAAGCCTTGACAAGAGATTTGAAAATTGCCGCATCTGCCTATGGACTTATTCCTAGTCAATGGATGTTACTTAAAGATGACGGTGGAAGCTATGTAACACTTATAAGTAAAGATGGCAAGAAACAGAAAACGATTGATAGATACGCAAGGTCAAAGAAAAGATGAATAAAAGAAAAATAATAATTAATGTTTCCGCAGCTATGCTTGTGATTATTCCCATTGTAATAGGGAAGATAAAAGCAACCAAGGCAACAATTTCTACAGAAAATGAAACAGTTGCCTGTGAGATTGAAACGGAAACTTTTGAAACTGAAAAAACAACGGAATATTTTGCTCCGGAATATGACTTAGGGATTGAAAAAGACAAGTACAGTTTTATCCCACTAAGCAAGAGTGACAGAGAAATAATAAGAAGTTCCTGCGAAAAATACAACATTGACTATGACTTAATGTTAGCTGTAGCAAAACAGGAAAGCTGTTATCAGATGGCAGCATATAACCCTATATCCGGGGATTATGGAATGTTCCAGATTAATGCTAAAACTTGGAATAAAACAGCCAATGAGAATGGCTTGTATAACTACAAGTATTCCCTTAAGGACAATTCCGAGATGGCTTGTTACATTATGAGCCTTTGTATGGAAGAAGCTAATGGGGACACCCGGATTGCTTTGAACTACTACAGAACAGGGACACCTAATGCAAAGTATGAAGCAGAAAGCGACTATGCAAGCATTATTTTAGAAGAATTGAAAAAAATAAGGAGAATGAGTGAATGATAATAACAGATTTTAACGAAATGCCAGTTAGAGACTTGGAGAAAATCTCACAGGGACTGCCTATTAGTTTTGTAATTGAAGATGGCAAAATAACCAAGGCAGAAAGGAGAGAAGAATGAATAACGCAAGAATGTCCGGAACAATGACAGCTCCCCCTTATTTGCTTTGGACAGCTAAAAACGGAGAAGAATTTTACACTTTTGACATATCGGTCAAAAGAGAGAGTGGGACCTACGATATGGTTCCTGTAATAATCAAAAAGGATAATCTTATCGACAACACCGATGACAGGATAACCCTTAATGGAGAAATCAGAAGCAGAAATTCTGACGGACACCTGTTAGTGTACTTTTACGCAACGGAAAGTTTGGTTTATTCAGGAATTGATGAAAACGTAGTTGCTCTTGAAGGAACTGTGTGTATCAAGAAAGAAATCAGGGAAACACTTTTTTCAAAAAAGAAAATTACTGATTTTTCACTTGCTGTTGACAGGAAATATAATTGGAAATCCGACTATATCCCTTGCATAGCTTGGGAACACAGTGCGGAAGTAATTAATGATGATATTGCCGTAGGTACAGGAATCGGAATTACAGGCAGATTTCAGTCAAGGGATTATATGAAGAACGGCGAAAGAAAAACAGCCTTTGAAGTATCAGTTATGAACCTTGAATGGTAGAAAGGATAGTTTATGGAGTTAAAAAAAGTAGTATTGGAAAATTTTATGTGCTATGCACACGCAGAATTTGATTTTTACGCCATTACAAAGATTATGGCTAAGAATGGCAAGGGTAAGTCAACTATTGCAACGGCTTATCTGTGGTGCTTGTTTAACTGTGATTATGAGTTAAAGGATAATCCGGTTGTTAGACGAGAAATTGACGGAAAATCAGTTGATGATATGGACACAAGTGTTGAACTTATACTTGATGTTGACGGAAAAGAAGTAACTATGAAGAAAGTACAGGTCCGTACCTATAACAAGGATAAGACAGGTTATAAAGATGACAACTCATATTACATTAATGATGTGGGAAAGAATCTTAAGGATTTCAACGCATATCTTGATGTTGATATGAATGTATTTAAGATGTGCAGTAACGTAAACGCATTTCTTGATCAGAAGCCTGCTGAAATGAGAGAATACTTATTCGGTCTTGTAGGAGATGTTACAGACCTTGATATAGCTTCGCAGAAAGCTGAATTAGCCGAGTTAGTTCCTTTGCTTAATAAATATACAGTTGAAGAATTATCCGCTATGAATAAGGCTACAAAGACCAAAATCACAAAGGATTTGCCTATTCTTGACGGACAGATTAAGGAAAAGGAGCGTGATATTCAGCTTAAACAGGCTATTGAAGTATCTGACCTTGAATTGCAGAAGAACAGCCTTAAAGAACAGATTGCTGATTGTGTGGCAAAGCAGACCGATAATGACAAGCTGATGGCTGAATATGACAAGGCTAGTTCGGATATTCTCAACTTGAAGTTTGAACTTAGTGATATGTCACGCAAAGCTAATGAAGAAAATGTTAAGGCTAGGAGAGATATTGAGAACAAGATTTCTGAAAAGAAAGATTATCTTATTAATATAGCTAATACTATTCAGAAGAACAATTCTGAAATATCTGGTTATCAGAATGACATTGAAAGCGGCACAAGAGAAAGAAACAGGCTTGCTGATGTTTGGAAGAAGATTAAAGAAGAAAAGTTTGACGAGAATACAGCAGTTTGCCCTACTTGTCATAGAGAACTGCCAACAGAAGAAATTGAAAGCCTTAGAAGTTCATTTGAAAAGACAAAGGCTGACAGGCTGGCAAAGGTTGAAAAGGACGGATTAGAAGTTAAGGCAGACATTGATAATGCAAGAGATATGATACCAAGGCTGGAAAAATGTAACGAAGAAAATATTGCTAATCAGCAGAAGTTGGAAGAAGAAGTTGCAAACCTTGAAAAACAGTTATCAGAATTTCCACAGGAAATTGATGTATCAGCCACCGAGGAATATAAGGCACTTGAACAGCGGATTGCTGAAAAGGAACAGGCTATGCACAAGGCTAATGATATTTCGGCGATTAAGGCAGAATTAAAGTCACAGGAAACAGCTTTAAGGCAGCAGTTAGCAGAATGCGAAAGCCAGATTGCAAAGTCTGATACGGCAGCAGATGAACAGCGACTTGAAGAATTAAAACAGACAAGGGCTGATTCTGAACAGAATAAGGCCAATGCCGAGAAGATTCTTGATTTACTTGACGAACTGGATAAGGCAAAGAATGAAGCTTTAACAGAAGCAGTAAACAGCCATTTTGGGTTAGTTAAGTGGCAGCTGTTTGAATATGCCAAGAATGGCAATTACAAGAGTTGTTGCATACCTACTGTTGACGGAAAGAGCATTTTAACAACTATGTCTAACAAGGGCAACAGGATTTTAGGCAGAGTTGACATTTGCAATTCTATTCAGAAAATTAGTGGTATGTCAGTACCTATTATTCTTGATGATAGTGAGAGCCTTGACAGCACTAATCAGAAGAAAGTTGCTGATATGGTCGATAGTCAGTTGGTTATGCTGATTGTCAATGGTAGCGAGAAATTAGAGATTGTGGAGGGCGTGCAGAATGGATAAAATTGGAACATTTGGAATCTTTGAACGTATGTCGCAGAAGAGTAACAAAGAGTTAAAAGTTGCTCCACTATCAAATGTAAAATCAGCTTGTAGCGGTAAAAATGGTTGGGGAAGTGTGACAATCGCAATACCGGACAAAGTTATCACAAACTTTTTAATGAACCCAGATTTTTATGTTGGTGGATTTGTTATTTGTGATAGAAAAGAATTTGAAAAAGAAAAATCGTTGTTAGAAAGCGAGGAATAATTATGATTAAAGCAAAAGACGGAGAAGTTACATTTAGAGGTACAAGAAACGATATTATAGCAGAGACAGTTACTGTTTTACGTGCGCTTAAAGAGACTGTTTCAGAGGAAGAGTACAAAATGGTAATTAGGCTTGCTGATAAAAGCGAGGAACAGGTGAAAGATGAAGCCGAGAGAGCGAGAGAAACACTCAAAAAGTTACTTGGATTATAGGAGGTTCAACATGAGTATTAAGAAGAGAAATTATTATATGGGCGGGAAGAAACATACTGTAGAGCTTAAGTATGACGGATATATGTATACAGTCATATCTGACGGAGTTTTATTTAAGCAGACACCTAATGAACTGTTTGCGGTTCAGGTTTTTAATGAGATTTAGGAGGACTAATTATGGCAGAGAATACGGCAGTTGCAGAAAAGAAAGCGTTTACCACTTCCTTAAGCGAGTGGAGCAATACAATGACAGGACTTATTATCAATGATTATAAGGCTGTTGGAATGGATATGGACGATTACGCAAAAGAGTGCGCTATGGAAGCTATGACAAGCATATTTAATCTTGTTAAGAGCGACCCTAAGATTGATATGAGAAATCTTGATACAAGTAATTTAAGAGGTATCGTAAAGCGTTGCGCAAGCCTTAAGTTAAATGCGAGCGCATATCCGAGAGAGTGCTACTTTCAGTTACGAAATGTAAAAGTAGGAACCGACCCACAGACAGGCAAAGATGTATGGCAGAAACAGGTTGAAATGAGTATTGAGGGTACAGGCTATGATTCCCTACTTGCTAATTACGGAAAAGATGTTAAGCAGGTTTATCCGTATTGGGTAATTAAAGAGGGCGACAAGTACATTCCGCCTAAGCACAAAGGACTTACAGTTACAGAGCCGGAGTGGGAAGAAAACGGATTATCTGATAAAGCGGTAAGAGTTGTATATCCTGTTAAGCTGTTAGACGGAACAGTAACATATCTTTCTGCTGATAGAGATAGCGTTAAGATAAATCTTTTAGCTCATGTCAAGCAAAACATAATGAATGAGACTTTTGGCATTTGTGAGGATAGATACCATGCCACACCAAAGCAGAAAGCAGAAATTAAGGCTAAGAAAGACGAGATACTTAATACTTTAAGGGCGTGTAAGACGGTAGATGAAATGCTTGAATGTGAGCTTGCAAGACCTTTTATAAGCGGTGCTTGGCTTGATACTCCAGAGAGCATGATACAGAGAAAAATGTGCAACAATGCAACAAGGAAATACCCTAAGAACTATGACCCTATGGCGCGACAGGCACAGGTTGAAATGGACGAGGTATATCAAGTTGCACAGGCTGAAATTGCTAAAAATGCAAATACTGTTGAGTTTATAGAAGATAAGGCAGATGTAGTTGGCACCACGGCAACCGACACAGCCGACAAGCAGTCAGAGGAGCTGCCGCCATTCATGCAGGCAGAATAGGAGATTAGATATGAAAGTATACGAATTAATACAGGAATTAAGCCAGTACAATGCAGATACAGAAGTCAGTTCAATTTCAAGGGAAATTTTGAAGCTGATGTAAAGGCAACATTTGATAGAAACAATGAAGATGATGAACAGGAAGTAACCGCAGAAGTTGAATTTGATGATAACTTAGATTATGAAGATATTAGCGATTACGAGCCAATGTCCTCAAGAACTTGGCAGAAAGACCCATTCATTGTTATTAATTTATCTTATTAGGAGTAAGCCTATGAAATCAGCAAGTTTAGAACAGATGATGGCTGATATGAATAATGGCACTTATGACCTGACTTGCAACGGAGAATGTACTCAATGCGGTAATTGTTGCAGCAACTTACTTCCTATGACGGAAGAAGAAATTGCAACAATCCGCAAGTACATCAAGAAACATCATATCAAGGAACACAGGCACAATTATCCGACAGCTACACCAACAATGGATATGACTTGTCCGTTCCTTAATGACGATAAGTCAAAAGAAAAATGCGAGATTTATTCAGTCAGACCTAGGATTTGCAGAGAGTTTATCTGCTGTCCGAGTAAAAGACCGCCGATTGATGATTGGGGTTACAAATTAAAGTGCAAGGTAGTTGATGTCAGAAAGGAGTTTTACGGATGAGAGTAATTTCACAGGACGGAACAATAGATGTTCCTTATGATTATTTTTCATTATCCATGTCTAGTGGGAAATATAAAGATGTAGAAGTGGCATATATCTATTGTCAAAATTCATCATCACCGATTGGCGTAAAGTTAGCTGAATATTCTGCCAAAGAAAAAGCAATTAAGGCTATGGGGCAATGCGAAAATCAGATGTCATTTGCTGATTTTGGAATTTTTGACAACGAAAGACCATTGCTGAAAACCACAGGTTGTCAAAGAACTGGCTGCGTGCTGTGCGGGTTCGGATGTCACTTAGAGAAAGAAAGCAGATTTTTAAGACTGAAAGAAACACACCCTAAATTTTACAACTTACTGTATCACCTAAAAAATAATGGCGTGACATACGCAGAAGCTATTGATTGGGTGAACGAGCACGGAAATATGAATATTAAGTATTAAAGGAGTACTTAAATGAAACTTAAATGTATCGCAACAGGAAGTACAGGAAATTGCTACACCCTAACTTCCGACAGTGGAGAAACGCTTATCCTTGATTGTGGAATACCGATTAAGGAGATTAAAAAAGGCTTGAATTGGAATGTCAAAGATGTTGTGGGTACGATATGTACCCACCACCACCAAGACCATTCGTTATCAGCTTATCCTTTAAGAAGAATGGGAATACCTGTATTTGCACCATACATAAGCAAAAAACCTATGAAAATTGGTAATGGAGATTTTAAAGTACAGGCATTTGATTTAACAACGATAGACGGAAGCTGGACGCACACAGACGCAAACGGCGAGCTTTGTCCGATATATGGCTTTCTGATTACTCACAAGGAAATGGGAAGAATGCTTTACATAACCGATTGCGAACTAATCAAGTGGAAGTTTAGAGACATAAACCATATTCTCTTGGGTGTGAATTATGACAAGGATTTAATCGACAGGGATAACACAGGCAAAGCTAATCACGTTTTCAGAGGTCACTTATCCATTGACACAGCTTGTGATTTTGTTAAAGCAAATTATTCAGATAGTTTGCAGAACGTCATAATGTGCCATCTATCGAGTGAAAATGCTGATAGAGATAGTTTTATCGAGAAGATGAAAAAAGTTGCTTGTGGGGCAAATGTAGATGTTGCAGAGCGTAACAAGGAATGGGTTTTAAGGAAAGGAGATGAATGTCCGTTTTGAGAATTGAAAAGTTAATTAATTTTTTGAAAGAAAGATTTGAAGATGGAATACAGATGTTTGATACACCATCTATGGCAAATGATTTCAGAGTACCTATTTATAGTGAAGATGAAATCGCTGTATTATGGGCTCCATATTGGAAATACATAGAGATATATGGTATTTCTGACGAAGAGTTTGAAAGAGTTATGAAAGAAGCAAAAGGATATTAGTGAATGCCCTTTTTTAGAAAGGAGATTACATATAATGGCAAATAAATTATATGAGTTATTTCATCCAGAAGTAAAGTTACAAAATAAGCGATTGTCCGGTAACGATCCTTGTATAGATTGTGACAATGTCCATAGGTATCATAGAGGAACTGCATTAGAAACTGCGATATTAGACAAAGAAAAATGCAATGGCTGTATAAAAAAGATACAGTACGATGTTGACTGCATGGATAAATTAAGATGGTATGAGGATAACGATGAAAAGGTTTCTGCTATGGAACAAAAGGATAGGGATAGATATGATTGTGGAGTGAAATGTCCTGAATATTTACATAATGGTATTCCTGTTTTTTATCCTGATGGATGGTCTTAATAAATACAATAGCAATGCAAATTGAAGGGAAACAGAAAGGAGAAGCAATGCTAATATTAGCTTTTTACATCATATTTATTATCATTATATTTTTTGCAACGATTGGGGACTATGATAATGTTGCAATTACTCCAAGGCAGATATATGAATGTACAAACCTCAACATTTTTGCTTGTACATTGATATTTATAATTGCATTTGTGCTAGACCCATTATTTTTTATATTACATTTTATTGACTGGCTATTACACGTTGGTAGAAAGGAGCAGTAATGGAGAGATTAACAAATAGTAACAAAGAAATACCAACATTAGTTGATAATGCCGAATATTGGCTACAGGTGTACTTTAAGCTGAAAGATTACGAGGGCTTAGAAGAACAGGGCAGACTTGTTATTCTACCTTGCAAAGTGGGAAATACAGTTTATTGTATTTTCAACAGATACACTAAATGTACATTTAACAATGAGGAATTTGACGAATGTAGTTGTCAAGGGTGCGAGTATGAGTGCGACAGCAAAAAAGAAAATTATGTGCAAGATATGAGGGCATATAGCCTTGATTGGATTGTAACAAATTTGAAGAATTTTGGTAAAACTGTATTCCTTACAAGAGAAGAAGCAGAAGCAAAACTGAAAGAATTGAGAGGTGGAGAAGATGAGCGATAAGCAGAGCGATCTCACAGACAAAGAAATGGAAGATTTACAGAGCATAGTAACTGACACATTAGCAAGTATATGTGCTATGGCAGATAAGAACAACATTGACAGAGATAGTATGCTGAAATACTTTGCTGATATGCTCACAGCTTTTGCAGAAGTGGCGAGCATACAGAATTATGAAACAAACCATGCTTGTAACTGCCAGCACAACAGCAATTCAAGAGATAATGAGACTTGTTGCAGATGCGATAGCAAACAGACCAATGCCGACAGGATAAGGAATATGTCGGACGAAGAGTTAGCGGAGCTTATGCAGAAAATGGAATACACTTGCTTGGTAGCTTTTATAGGATATGCGGATAAAGGCTGCGGGCGAAATGAAATTTCTTGTAAAGATTGCCGAGCAAAAGCACCAACAATACTTAATTGGCTTCAATCAGAAGCAGAATAGGAGAGAATATGAAAGATAGATATTTATTCAAGGCAAAGAGACTTGATAACGGAGAATGGGTTATTGGTTATTATGGAGTTATCGGGAAAAGAAATGTAATTATTGAGGAATACGCAGAAAATTATTATTGTCCTGATACATGCGAATCTCGACATGGAAATCAAATTCACGAAGTAAATTCAAAGACAATCTGCCAATGCACCGGCTTGAGAGACAAGAATGGTGGGCGGATTTGGGAAAACGATATTGTAAAATTTGACACATACTGTTATGAGAAATTAGCAAGTAGTATAATATCGCAAATTAAATGGTGTAACGATTTATGTGCATTAAGCCTTGTAGTAAACAATAGAGGAACTAGAGGCACATTGGGACATTTGCTGAATTTAAACAACGAAGGAGAAGTGGTTGGCAACATCTTTGACAATCCGGAGTTATTAGAAAGTGAGGAATAGTAATGAACAGAGTAATCTTAATGGGACGTTTAACAAGAGATCCTAATATCAGTTATTCATCTGGTGAGAGACAGACTACAGTTGCCAGATATACATTAGCAGTAAACAGAAGACGCCGTAGTGACGATGGAGAACAGACAGCAGATTTTATTTCCTGTGTGGCATTTGACAGAGCAGCAGAGTTTGCGGAGAAATACCTTCATCAGGGAACCAAGATAGCTGTAACAGGTCGTATACAGGCCGGAAGCTACACTAATAGGGATGGACAGAAAGTTTATACAACAGATGTTGTAATTGAAGAACAGGAATTTGCAGAGAGCAAGAATAGTGCCGGTGAAGGGGGGGGATATTCACAGGCAGCAGGCAGACCTGAACCAAACAGTGTAGGAGATGGTTTTATGAGTATTCCGGACGGCATTGAGGACGAGGGATTGCCATTTTAAAAATGAGAGGTGGTGTTTTTATTGAACGCCGAGGGCTGGATTAAGCTACATAGGAAATTGCTTGATAATCCTGTCACAATGAAAGACACAGACCATTTAGCCGTATGGATATACCTGCTACTCAATGTTTCACATAATGAACATTCTGTTTTGTTCAAAGGCGAGAAAATAACATTAAAACCGGGACAGCTTATCACAGGGAGAAAAACAATCGCTTTAGCACTTCACATTGATGAAAGTAAAGTTGAACGAATTTTAAAATCCTTAAAAAGCGAACAACAAATTGAACAACAAACAAGTAGCAAAAATCGGCTTATTTCCATAACAAATTGGGAATTTTATCAGCAAAGTGAACAACAAATTGAACAACAAATGAACAACAAACGAACAACAAGTGAACAACAAGTGAACACAAACAAGAATATAAAGAATGATAAGAATGAAAGAAAAGATATATGTCAAAATATCCTTGATTTGTTTAACAGGATTTGTTGTTCGTTTGGGGAAGTAAAAAATGTTACAAAAAACAGGGCAGAAATAATAGACAACAGCTTAAAGACATATTCTCTTGATGATTTTAAAAAAGTTTTTGAAAAGGCAGAACAGTCAGATTTCCTTAAGGGCAACAATAACAGGAATTGGTCGGCTAGCTTTGATTGGCTGATTAAGGAAGATAACATGACTAAAGTCCTTGAGGGCAAATATGACAGCAAGCAGAACAAACAGTCAAATAAGTTTTGCGACTTTCCGCAGCGACAGTACGATTTCAGCAATGATAAAGAGTTAATAATTAAAAATTGTTAAAGGAGTGATAAAGAATGGAATTAAAAGAAATACTTAAAGGCTTAGAATTGAGTGGTGGAATTGTAATTACCGGCAATTCAAGAAGAGTTACAAACTTCTTAGCAGCTCTTAATGAAGCTACAGAAACTCTTAAGAAAATTAATGCAGACGGATGTGTTGGATGCAAACATGAGGACGTTTCGCCACATTGTACGCCGTGCGATAAATGCAAGAGAAATTGCCCTGATTTTTGGGAAAGCGAGGAATGACGTATTGATTGAATTTTATGAAGATATAATAAGAAAAACGATTGAATGTTACGGCGCTGGAAAACAGTCTGTTGTATGTATGGAAGAATGTTGCGAGTTAGTTCAAGCAATCAGTAAAGAGTTGAGAGGTAAATCAGACAAGGAACATCTTGCAGAAGAAATGGCTGACGTACTTATCTGTATGGAAATGTTGAAAATAATGTATCACGTTACAGATGACGAACTGAATGAATGGGTTAAGAAAAAGCAGTTTAGACAGTTAAAAAGAATTACAGAAAGTGGTGTAGTAACAGGATATATAGCAAGCAATCTTACAGCTAAAGACATTACATGTGAGAATCTGCATTTTGCCCCTATATTCGGCGAACTTGGGGAAACTAAGAAAGGAGATTGAGTATGAAAGAGAATGAAGCAATTAGGGAATTTCAGCAGAATATTGATATGCCATTCGGAAGTAACATATCAAGAGAAGCGTCTGAATTAGCAATACAGGCACTTGAAGAAGTACAACAGTACCGAGCAATCGGCACACCGGAAGAATGCCGGGCGGCGGTTAAGCAGACGTCGAAGAAACCTATATTTAACCATAACCTTAGCGATACTCTTTCTGTATTCCATTGCGAATGTGGAAACAAAATCAAAGTCAGTCACGATATAGGAATAATGAATAACAACAATGCGCCAAATTACTGTAGTAATTGCGGTTGTAGGTTAGATTGGAGTGATGAAGAATGAATGATGATAGATTGACAGTATATACACCTGACGGATATGGAAGCATAAATCCGGTTGATTTGCGCTTGGATGAATATTCGGATATAAACTTTGAGCGAATATTGGATAAGTTAGGTAAATATGAGGACTTAGAGGAGCAGGAAAGGCTTATCAAATTGCCTTGTAAATTCGGAACAGAAGTTTACAACATTACTTGGTGGGATGATGTTCAAGAAAAAGTAGTAGCAAAAGGAAAAATATATTGTCGAACAGTCCGTAAGCACAAGGTAACAAAGTCAATTTTTAGTTGCTTTGACATATTGGAATTCGGCAAAACAGTATTCCTCACAAAATCAGAAGCAGAGAAGAAGTTAAAAGAAATGGAGAATAAAAATGATGAAAAAACAATGTAACGGAGACGAAAACGAGTGTGCAAAATGTGGAATGTATTATTCAAGTCATTCGGCACATTGGGAAAAGGTAAAAGGACAATTAAAAGAAGTTATTACTATTTCTTGTTGCTATGGAACTGGTGGAGTTTTTGATGCAGAAACAAGAGAAAGACTTGAAACTTATTACTAAAATGAAATGGAGTGTGATTGATATGAATGAAGTCTATGACAGAGCAACAAAAACTTGGTTTAAAAGTCATATATGTCAACAGACAACAGTTTGCCGGTGTGAAAAGTGTGGATTGTTCTATAAGCCAAGTTTAGGACATAAATGCAAAGCAAAGGAGTGAGGAAAATGAGACTAATTGACGCAGATAATATTTACAATGTTGGAGATTTCGTCATATTAAATGAAGATGGTAATGCTTATGTATCACTTGCTGATATATGTAAAATAATTGATATTCAACCAACAGCTTATGATGTAGATAAGATTGTTGAAAAGTTAAACAAAATTAAAAAATATAACCTTAATTTGGCGGATATGATGCTTGATATTCAAGCAAACGGCACCAACCGACATTTTATATGTTTAGAGGATGCAATCAAGATAGTAAAGGCAGGTGGCAATTCTTGAGTTATCAAAACATAGCAAGAGCCAAGGCAATAGAGAAAAGCAATAGACAAAGGCTGCTAAAGATAAATCCAAAACTTGATGATAAGAGTGGTATTTATTTTTTGACCAGAGTTGACGAGAACAATATTCCTTATTTTTACATCGGGCAAGCACTACACCTATCGCAGAGGATGTGTGGACACCTTGTAGGGTATCAGCACATAGATTTATCAATCAAGAAAAGAGGATTTTACAGTGAAGAAAATCCTTATGGTTGGAAACTTAATTTTATTCATTATCCAGCAAATGAGCTTGATGAATGGGAGCAGTATTGGATTTTGGAGTACACGAAAAGAGGCTATCAGTGCCGGTATAACAAAACCGCAGGCGGTCAAGGAGAGGGCAAGGAAAAGATAAATGAGTTTAAGCCCTCCAGAGGATACAGAGACGGTCTAAAACAAGGTGAAAAGAACTTAGCAAGGGAATTATCGTCTATCGCTGAAAAGCACCTTAAAATCGAAATTAGAGACGATAAGAAGCATAACAAGGTATCGCAGAAACAGTATGAGAAGTTTATGGATTTATTGAAAGCGGGTGAAGTAGATGGCTAAATGGAATGCGAGTGTAGGTTTGCAACTAACGATTGACTATGATGATATTGAAGCTGATACCGAAGGGGAAGCTATTCAGATTGCAAAAGACAGAGCGTTAGAAGATATTGAATGGAATAACTGTGACTGTGATGTTGACAATCCGATTGTGTATAGCTGCTATAAGGAGGACTCAGAGGATGCGTAGAGTGTTACCAATTTTATTCAACACAGAAATGGTTCAGGCAATTCTGGACGGACGGAAGACCTGTACCAGACGGCTGGTAAAACCACAGCCAGATGAAAAGCATACATACCCGCTCAGTTTTGTTACTGACAGCACAGAGAAGAAAGAGATGGGATGCTTTGGATTTGGCATTGGTGAATACGGCGGTTCTATTCAATATGCAAAAGCACCATATCAGCCGGGCGATATTCTGTATGTCCGGGAAACATGGCATAAGTATACAAAGCGCATAGGAAAAGGCGAATCATGTCGCTTGGCTGAATTTTACGGATACAAAGCAAGCGTTGCAAATTCCGAAGATGCGGAAGAACCGTGGAAACCATCCATCCACATGCCGAAAGAAGCCGCACGGATCTGGCTTAATGTTACGAATGTGAGGGTGGAGCGGTTGCAGGAGATGAAGCCTGTTGATGTGATAAAAGAGGGAGCTTATCCTGATTGTTGGGATTGTCTTAATACATACGGAGAAAGCGGTTCGCAGTGCTGTTATAGGACAGAAGAACAATGCAGTCAATGTGATGAAGTGATGATGGAATGGGAAAAACTTTGGAACAGCACCATCAAGAAATCTGATCTTGATCGCTACGGTTGGGATGCCAATCCGTGGGTGTGGGTTATCGAGTTTGAGCGGTGTGAAAAACCGGAAGGAGTGTGAGGTATGAGTAAAAGCAGAGCTAGTAAAATGAACGGCTATCGTAGCATGGTAAGCCGGCAGAAAAATGATGTTTTTAAGTTTAAGTCTAAGAAGAAAAAGAAAGGGTGATACAGAATGAAGATTTTAAGCAAGAAGAAATACAATAAACTCATTGAAGATTTTGAGGAATCGCAGAAAAAGGTCGAGGAACTCAAAAGGATAAACGAGAGTATCGGGAAAAAGCTGGAAGATAAAAAGACAAGTTGCAAATTGAACAATGGCAAGGATTTCTGCTTTAAATGCGAAAACTCTTACAGATATAAGACATATTGGGGAGGAATGGAAACCGAAAAATGCGGTTGCTTGCTTGATGTGCCTTGCGAGGATTTTAAGAGAAAAGAAGATAACTAACTAAAAATCAAAGAAAGGAATAGGTTGTGCGCACATAAAACCGAGGTTTCCTTTTGGTAGATTTAGAATGTATAAAAAGAAGATTAAATGCGAGATATATCGTGATTCAATGCAGAATTACAAGAAATACGCAATACCACCAGCGCAGTTGATTATAGCTGATGTTCCTTATAATGTCGGAAACAACTTCTATGGCAGTAACCCTATGTGGTATAACGGTGGCGATAACAAGAATGGAGAGAGCAAACTTGCGAAAAAGGCGGCTTTTAATTCGGATTTTAACTTTAATTTGTACGAATACTTCCATTTTTGTTCAAAGATGTTGAAGAAAGAGGACACGAAGCCTATCGCGAGGGGCAGAAGTAGTAATAGCCCTTGTATGATTGTATTTTGCGCATTTGAGCAGTTGTCAACATTGATTGCGGCGGCGAAGAAACATGGATTTGTTAATTACATACCGCTTGTATTCTGTAAAAATTACAGTCCACAGGTACTTAAAGCTAATATGCGTATCGTAGGTGCTACGGAATATGCACTCGTACTGTACCGAAATAAGTTGCCGAAATTCAGAAACGGCTTGCAAATTGATGAAAACGGAAAGAATATCAGAGGTACAGGACACATGATTTTCAATTGGTTTACTTGGGAGAAAGACGGAAAAGATATACCGAAAATTCATCCGGCACAAAAGCCCGTAGCAGTCCTTAAAAAGCTGATTGAGATTTTTACAGACGAGGGAGATGTTGTTATTGACCCTTGTTGCGGTAGCGGTAGCACGCTAAGAGCCGCCGCAGAACTTGGCAGAAGTGCATACGGATTCGAGATTGACAGAAACTTTTACGAGCGTGCAAAGAATGAAATGCTTGTATTTGAAAAGGATAATCAAATGGATATAAGTGATTTTATATAAAGGAGCGCAAAATGTTAGATTTTGGATATTACAACATGGATTGTATGCAGGGGATGAAAGAATTTCCCGACAAATATTTTGACCTTGCGATTGTAGACCCACCATATGGAATTGGAGAAAATGGGGATAAAAACCATACAAGAGGTAAACTAGCGAGAGCAAAGAATTATAAGGCTTTTAGTGGAATGGATTTAAAGCCACCAAGCGAAAAATACTTTGATGAACTTTTTAGAGTTTCAAAAAATCAAATTATATGGGGCGCAAATCATTTTATCAGCAAAATGCCGTTTGATAGTAGTTGTTGGATTGTTTGGGATAAAGATAATGGAGATAACGATTTTGCTGATTGTGAGCTTGCATGGACTTCGTTCAGTACTGCAGTAAGGCAAATTAAATATAGGTGGGCTGGAATGCTTCAGCAAAACATGAAGCGTAAAGAAAATCGCATACATCCAACGCAGAAGCCCATTGCACTATATGAATGGTTATTAAGCAGATATGCAAAGCCTAATGACATTATACTTGATACTCATGTAGGCAGTGCGAGTAGCTTGATAGCTTGCTATAACACTAATCATAAATTTGTCGGGTTTGAGCTTGACGAATACTATTACAAGGTGTCAAAACAGAGGTTAGATACCGAAATGGCACAAATGAGATTAAGTGATTTTATAGGAGATACAGTATGAAAGTACATTGTTTATTTGAACAGTCAGGAACATTCAAGAACGCTTTCAAGAAGTATGGAATTGAAGCCTACGACTATGATATTCAGAATGAATTTAACGAAACCGACTATGTTACTGACCTTTTTAAAGAGATAGAGGGGGGGTATCAAGGTGAGCCGAGTTTGTTTGATAAGATAAGCCCTGATGATTTGATATTTGCATTTTTCCCTTGCACTTATTTTTCAGACCAGGGATTGAGACATCTGGCTTGCACAGCTTATCAGTACAGTAATTACACTATTGAGCAAAAATGCGAAGTGGCAATGAAACGGCATAAGGAACTTGATTTGTTTTACGAAAAGCTGAATAAATTAGTGATAATTTGTCAGCGAAGTCATTTGCAAATTGTAATTGAAAATCCATTGAATACAAGTGGATTACATTACCTTACAAACTTCTGGTGCTTGAAGCCAAGTGTAATTGACAGGGACAGGACACAGAATGGGGATTATTACAAGAAGCCTACTCAGTATTGGTTTATTGGATTAAAACCTAAAAATAATCTTGTTTTTGAACCGTTAGAACAAGTAGAAAGTATGCAACCAATACAATATATGACAAATAAAAACCCATTAGGTATAGACAGAAAAACAGCAAGGTCAATGATACACCCACAATATGCAGATAGATTTATCAGGCAATATATTCTTGATGAGGAAATATGGAGAGGTAAACAATGAAAGACGAAACAAAGCAGGAAATACAGTAGCAAAATAAGAAAGAAAACGCCAATATGAGTAGTTCAAAAGAAGAAATGGCAAGACGAGAGGGGATGTCCTATGCGTTCAGATACGCAAAGGAACACGGACTTGACGGACTTGAAAAAGAGTTGAAATACCGAGGGGCATACGAAATACCCCTCAAAATATCAAATAATGATTTGCAGAAATTCACAGACAATGCCAAAAATATGATGTTAGACACAGTGCTGATACTTGCTAGTATGACATTGCACGATGAATTTGGTTTTGGCAGGGAGAGATTGCAGAGGTTTATTAAGAGGTTCAATTTCAAGGCAGAGTGTATCGGAGAGGGATATACGAGCTGGAAAGAGCAAATTGACATTCTCAAGGATGAATGCGGACTTGAATATCAGATAAGGATGAATGATAAAAACGTTAGAATGGAGAAGTAGAAATGATAAAATCTGAAAGTGATTGCCTGAATTGTGGATTGCCGTGCAGGTATGAATTATGCCCACATTATAGGATTAAACGTCTGTATTGTGACAAATATAAAGACGAGGTGGATAAGTTGTATAAATACGGCGAAGAAGAATTGTGTGAGGATTGTTTGATTAAGGAATTTGAAGTTGTTGAATTAGAGGAGAACTAAGTATGAAACTTAAAGAAGCTATTTTGGATTATTCCGGGGAATGGGTGTATGTAGGGGCAGCAAGTGGGTATGTCTATATCGGCAGGCGTGAGGAAGCCTTAAAAGGCTTAGAAAAGGAATCCATTGATAGATATTGCAATTTGTCAATTAACACGATACCAAAATATGAGGCAAAGTTGGAGTGGATTGCAAAAAGATGTAAAGCCTTAAAAGAGAAAGCTGAAACCGATATAGCTTTTGAAAGAATGCATAGGCAAGCCGAAGAATACAGGAAAAACCTTTTGGTGCATTTAACGGACGCAAAAAAATACAGAGATAATTACGTTGAATTTAATGAAAGGGAAGTTGTTGAAGAATACAATCAGGACGCACTTAGACCTTTTGGCAGGGTTTTTATTATTAAGGGCAATGAGAGAGGAAATTGGTTTTATGGAGAGGGCAAGAAATGAATAAAAACTATCTCAACAACGTAAGACTAAGAGAACGAAGATTATCCGCCCATCAATGTTTATCCTGTGGTAAACAGCTAGAAGAAGATTATACTTCTGTAAACTGTGAAACGTGCCGTGAAAAGCGGAATAAAAATGCAAGAGAAGAAAGAGAATGGTACCAAAGCCATAAAATATGTCCAAGGTGTCGCAAAGTCGAAATAGGTTCAAGTGAAAGCTGCTGTCCGGAGTGCAGAGCTAAGTTATGTGCAAACGTAATGAAGAACAGAAAACGTGAGCAATACAACGAAGAACACGCTGTTTGGAGTAAAAAAGCCTATGCAAATTGTGTTGAAAACGGTATTTGCACACGATGTCGCAAAAGAAAAGCCGACAATGGCTACAGAACGTGTGGAATTTGCCGCGAAAAAGACAGAGTAACTAGGCAGGCAAGGAATAACACACAGTTCAACCGAGAAATAAAAGAAAAACAAGGTTTATGTTGCTTCTGCAATGAAAAAGCCTTGCCCGGATATAAGGTGTGCCAATTTCACTACGATATGTGCATTGACAAGCTGAAAGACCCTAAATGCGTTGCCGGTAGAAAAAAAATAAGGCCAAGGAGCATAAAATTTTGAAAACAAGAGAATGTATAACGTGTAAACACTTTTTAATCTGCAACGGCAAGGAAAATGACAAGCCTTGCGTTAAGTACGAAGCAAGAAACAAAGAGAATAAAGAAAAAGAATAGGAGAGAATGGCTTATGAAGTTATCAGAACTGACTAAGCCGGAACTTGAAAAAATCAAAGAAAATGCCAATTTTACTGATGAGGAATTAAGAATCTTTAAACTTCTGTCGCAGGATAAAAGCATAACCGATATTGCGGTGCGTATGTCCGCAAGCAACAGGACGATAAACAGGAAAATCAGTAAAATCAAGCAAAAGATTAGTAAGTTGGAGGTTTTAAATGATTAAAGTTATTCAAAACGGAGTAGATGTGGATATAGAAAATATAACTATTCCGGACAGCTTACAAAAGATAATTGCCGAAGTGATTGACAATAAATAAATATGTGTTAAAATGTGCCGTATAACGTGATAAATGCGGCACATTTTTACTAAAGGAGGATTGACAATGGAATGTGTCGCTTATATGAGAGTATCGACGGAAAAACAGGCTGTTGAGGGCAATGGACTTGATAGCCAAAAGCGAGATATTGAAAATTATTGCAGGAAAAATGAGCTTGTAATAACAGATTGGTATATTGATGACGGCTACACCGGCGCCAATATGGACAGACCGGGATTGCAAAGACTTGTAAATGATTGCAGCCGGAAAAGAGTAAGTTGCGTTGTAGCGTTTAAACTTGACCGATTGTCAAGGAATATGATTGATGGAATATACCTTATTGAGAAAGTATTTCAAAAGTGCAATGTAGTGTTTAAATGCGTTCATGATAGCGTGAATTACGATAGTCCTATGGAGCAGGCTTACACGCAGATGATGGCTGTGTTTGCACAGCTTGATAAAAATACTATGATGTTGCGTATGCGTGGTGGTATGCTAGAAAGAATAAAACAAGGTTATTGGATGGGCGGTGGCAATTTGCCTTATTGCTATTCCTACAGTAAGGAACAAGGCATATTAATACCTATCCCAGAACGTGCGGAACAGGCAAAAAAAGC